GATCATTGCCCCCGATGACACGCTGGAGAATCATCCGGACGCTACAGGGGTAATCTTCATCCAGTGCCGGCGGTGCAAAGAGAAGCGCATTCTGATCCAGCACCCAATCGGCCCACCCGGCCCGCCCGATACGAATGGCAGGAAGTAAGGCTAATCCTTCTTGGCAGTGGCGCGAATTTTATCGGCGATAGTTCTGGCCGTGTCGGCCCGGTGACTGTATTCGAGATGATCGACGCCGGGGCAGTCAGCTGAAACGCCTATGGCCGCTGTCGCTTCTTTGTCCGCGATCTTCGCCGCTTCCGCGAAAGCATCCTCTCGCCCACGTCGGAACGCGGTTGCGCGGTCGTGGTGGCGCACGTGGCAGATATGGCAATCCTGGCCACCATCGTGCGGAGGCTGCATGTCCGGATTCCATGAGCCAGCCATTGAGTGCGATGAACATACCCAGGCTTCGATGGCAGGCGAATACACAACGGCAGTTTGCTCGCAGTCTTCGAAGCTGCACAGGTCAGGGCGAGGAGCTTCGCGCGGGTGTGTGATCATGTGCCGAATTATAGCACGGTCGCCAGCCGAAATAAACCTTGACACGCAACTAGCAGTGCCGTAACAAGTCCCCACGTATCTCCAGTCGCGAGGCTCAAGAAGCCCTGTCCGAGCGCAAGCCCGGGCGGGGCTTCTATCTTTTGGGGGGACGAGTGCAAGGGACAAAGGCCGAGGACCAGCACTACCACCAAGTCCCGCTGCCGGATGGGACCGTCGCGCAGACCGGGCCCCCGATTGGCGAGCTGGCTACCGATCCCGCCCTCGACGCTGCCGCTGCCCCCAGCGCTACTCCCGATTACCCGCAGGACGGCAAGCGGGATTATGTCAGGGATGACCATGGACGCTTTGCCACCGATGGAGCCGGGGGGGCGGCCAATGCCGCAATTGAAGCGCGCGGGGTCGCACGAGAAGTAGCGGCCTCGACGGATCCGGCTACTCAACAAGCTGGCCATGAGCGGCTGGTCCAGCTCGTAGATCGAGCAACGATGTTGGCAACGGATTCTCTGGGCGTGGACCATACGGCGACCAGGGAGTTGTCTGCTCTATCGGCGGCAGTGCGACGGGATAGGGATGATCCACGCCGCATTGGCGATGCCGCGGCAAGGCTTGGAGCGATCAGCGAACGACTGGCCAGGGAAGCAGCGGCCGGAAAGGGAATCAAGCGCGAGTACGTGCGCGACGATCATGGCCGGTTCTCCTCCGAGGGCGCGGGGGGGGCGGCGAACGATGCGCTCGACGCGCGCGGGATAGCGCTCGCGGTGGCTGGCACCAAGAACCCGCAGGAAGCGGCCGCCGGCCGGCGGCGCTTGGCAGGGCTCGTGGACCGGGCGACGACCCGGGCGCGCTCGACCCTTGGCCGGGAGCACCCGGCGACACGGACCTTGAGTGCCATCTCCAGCCGGGCGCGGACGGCGGATGCGCGCGGGCTACAGACCTTGGCGGGCGAGCTTGGGCGGGTGAACGAGCGGCTGGCGCAAGAAGCAGCCGCCGGGAAGTCTGCCCCTGGAACGAAGGAGGACCGAGTGGAGCCCACCGATACGGATCCCGACCGAGAGAAGGCGGCGGCCGCCGGTGCCTACGCGACTCAAGATCCGGCGAACCTCCCCGCCTACGGGCGCGAGGTCTACGACCGGATGCATGACACGACCTTCCAGATGTTCGGCAAGGCCGACGATCCCGCGAGCGAGCGCTATGCATCCGGGGTCGCATGGCGAGCCGTGGCCCAGGCGTACGGCTTTGCGTCGGCTCCCAGCGGGCCAGCGAAGGCCGCTACGTTGCCGCAAGCAGCCGGGATGCGGCCCCCGGTCTCGGGCCACGGCCGTTTCGTTTCTGCCCCGACACACGCGAAAGGCATCCCGTGGGGTGGCCCCGTCTTCTCCGAAGGCGGGTTCTGGATCGTGCCGGTCTCGCGGTCCCGCGGTGCCGAGAACCTCTACGACCGGATCGATAGCCGGGTGATCCCGGATTCCGGCGGCGCTGTCGTTCGCGTCGGGATCGGCCGCCCTAATAACCACAAGCAGATCATCGATGTCCGGGTGCCGAAGCGGATGGTGGACTCGACCCCGGGCGGCTCCGGGGCCGCAGGCTGGGTCCAGTGGAATATGGACATCATCCGCGCGGTCGCTCAGTCGGACGTCTCCCCCGGTGCACTCATCCGCCAGTCGGTCGTCAAGGCCTTGGCCGAGCCGCAGGCTAGGCTCGACGTCACGGGCTGCAAGTTCGTGACCTCGCCCGAGAAGGCGCAGGAGCGGATCACCTACGACGTCGTGTACGCGCCCTGGGAGGTGGATCTACAGGGTCAGTACGCAACCGAGGAAGAGGTCAGGAAGATGGCGCACGAGTTCATCGCCCGGAAGGGTGGCATGAACTTGATGCACATCACGGGGCTCAAGATGACGGATGGCCGCCCGGCCGGTGAGCCCGTCGAGTCCTTCATCGCCCGCTCGGGGGACCCCGACTTCCCCCGCGGCGCCTGGGTCATGGGGGTCAAGTGGCACCCCGAAGCATGGGAGCAAGTCAAGTCGGGCAGGCTCACGGGCTACTCGATCGAGGGTCAGTGGGGCGTTGTGCCGCTCCATCTGGTCCCGTCGGCAGCCGAGATGGGGATGGCATGAAGTCACTCAGGGAGCTTCTCTCGGGTGCCAAGGAACTGGACTACGTGGGCGAGATCATCGCGGGCGAGGTGACGGAAGTAGCGGGTGTCGATCGGCCGGCCACTGGCCGGCGCTGGCGCTTCTTCAAAGCTGGGCCGGGCTCCAAGGCTGGCATCTCCCCGACGCTTGCCCCCGGGGCCAATTACACGGCCTGCCTTGCGACGGGCGAGCAGCCCACCCCCACCGTCTGCGAGACGAACGAGCCCGACGCCCTCGGCAATTTCACGGATGTCCTCCGGGCCGACATGGCGGGACATGACGCCTCGGTCGCCGATTTGAAGATGCTGGCCGATGTTGAGGACGCGATCACACGGGGCGAACTCACAATGCAGGAGGAAAAGATGATCACACGCGGACGGAAGTGCCCCGACGGGATCGTGCCCGAAGGCAAGGACGTCGCACCGCCGGTGCCCGAAGAGATGGCAGCCGACATGCCGCTCGAGGACGAGCCGGCGGCAATCGAGGTGCCCTCGACCCCTACCGAATGGAGCCTCGCCGATTGCTTGACGCAAGCGACCGAGATGGGGCTCCCCGAAGACGCCGCGGTCTCGGCCTGCCAGATGGTGCGGGGCGAGTTCGGCGACCCGAACGATGAGACGAAGATCCTTGTGCCCGACGGGACTGAACCCGAGGGCCTGATCAATGCGGCGGCGATGAGCTTGGGGCTGGGGAAGTCGCTCAAGGTAGAGCCCACGGGTCCGCCGGCCGTCAAATTCCAGGGTGAGAACCGCTGGCGCACGCTCTTCAAGCGCTTCTTGGGAATCCGTGAGCCGCGCCCCGGGCGCAAGCTGGTCGAGTATCTGCGGGGCGTGGAGTCCCGCGTGGAGGGACTCATGTCTGAGCAAGTGAAGTCACGGGAGGACCTGCGGCTCGTGATCGAGCAGCAAGGCCAGATGATCCACGCGCTGGCGGGCCTCGCCGGCTTTACCCTGCCGGCCACCGCCTCCGCTGCCCCGGCAGCCGCGGCTGAGCCCGCCCCCGCGGCTCCGCCTCAGGGCTCCGGGAATCCGATCATGGAGCCTGCCAAGTCGGCGCCGACTGCCCCGGCCGATGGTGCCAAGGATGGTGCCGCGGCCGGGGCCCCGATCCCGGCGGCTCCTACCCCGGATGACCGGATCGCCCGGCTCGAGGCGACCGTGCAGGAGCTCGTGGCAGCGCTCACGGGCGGCGGCCCGGCGATGGACGAGCCCGGCGACAACGAGCTGCCGGATCTGGTGGGTGCCGGTGTCGCGGCACCCTCGGCTGAGCCGAAGCGTGTGAGTGCTGCGACCCCGCCTCCGAACCGTCTCCTCCAGTCGAAGGCGGTCGCCACCGCCTCGAGCGGTACGCCGGTCGAGTACTCGACCATTCTCGGGGCGCCCGTCACGACCTCGGAGCGGAACGCGGCGCGTAACGGCGGCGGGCTCCCCCGCATCGCCCGGCGATAAGGAGCGACCCCCATGAGTGCGACCTACTTCAAGTCGATGCACGTGGACGAGGACCCGCAGGGCCCGCCCAAGTTCTTCTCCGACGTGCGGCTCTCGGGGGCCGATCAGCTCATCGCCCGCGACCCCGAGACCGTCGCTTTCCTGGCCAAGTGCTACGCCGAAAAGGTGACGCACCCGCCCGGCCAGCGCTGGCACATCTTTGCCGAGAAGCGGCTCGGCGCCTTCCTCGGGGCCCTCGGGGTCGATCTCGAGGAAGCCAAGAAGTTTGTCGGCGAACCGACGGACGTCCCGACCTACTGCGACTCGATGGAGCAGTCGGTCAAGATGTTCAACGGGACGTCATTCCTTGCCAAGAACGTGTACGAGGTCTGCGCGCACCTTCGCAGCCGGCGAGCGCTCGCGCGTACGTAGGGAAACCACCCCGGGCATCACGGGACAGGGACGTTCCGTGCCGGAAGTTCCAAGGAGGGGACGCAAGTGCTATCCCAAGGACACGCGCTGCTCGCGGCACCGTCATCGGTGACCGAGGGTCGGCGCCTCACGAAGTACGAGCAGGCAAAGTTCCTGCTCCGTACCGTCGCTCCGTGCTTGATCCAGCCCGAGGAGGCAGACCGGCTCGTTGACTACGTGGTCGATGAGTCCCAGATGTTCCGCGAGGCGTCGGTCGAGCGCATGACCACGAACGAGCAGACGATCCGCTTCATCAATCTCTCAAGCGGCATCCTCCGGCTCGCGACCTGTAACGAGACCCCCACCGAATCGGTCTCGATCACGAACACGAACAAGTGCCTCAAGACCATCAGTCTCGACGCCAAGTTCTTCCTCTGCGATGACGACTTGCAGGACGGGATCACCGGCCCGCAGTTGGAGCAGCAGATCATGCGGATGACGGCCGAGACGATCGCGAACGAGACCGAGCGGATCGCGTGGATGGGGAACACGAACGGGAGCTACACCGATCCATCGAACGTGAACAACGGCGTCATGGGAGCGCGCGATATGTGGTATCGCCAGCTCCAGCAAGGGCACATCCTGAACGGCGGCGGGTTCTCGGGTGCCGATGCCGGGGACCGGACGATCACCTTCCACAAGCTGAATTGCCTTCAGCGCGCACTCCCGACCAAGTACCGCCGGAACCCCGAGCAGCTCCGGATCTACATGCCGAGTGACATGTGGGTCGATTATGCGGAGCTCCACCAGGGCCGGGAGACGGTCCTTGGCGATCGCTCGCTCCTGGGCCCGGTCCCGCGCGAGCACATGTCCACCCCGATCGTACCCGTGCCCTTGATCCCGACCAACATCCGCGCGTGCGGGTGCGAGTCGCTCGCGACGTCCACGGGGACGTTCATGCTGATCACGGACCCGGCGAATCTCGTCGTGGGGATCCAGAAGAACATCACGTTCGAGCGGTGGCGCGATGGACCGCGGCATCTGACGTGGTTGATCTGGACCTTCCGGTTCGATGCGCTCGTGTTCAACGAGGATGCGACGGCGATGGTCGATTGCATGCAGCTGGATGCTTGCGCCTCGACCTGCGTGCCGGCGGCTCTGCCGGCCGGGCGCTGTGTCGCCTGCATCAACTAACGGGGTAACGCTCTCGTAGCCTGCGACCTTCGGCGAAGCGCGGTAGCTCTGGCCGGTTGCCCACGGGTTCTCCGGGACCGGCTGGAAACGCGCTTCGCCGAAGGGGACAGAAGCCAAGACAACTCACCCGGCTCTTGAGTAGCCGTCCGCCTCCCCCGCCCCAGCCTACCCATAGGGGCGAGACAGCCGAGAAAGGATGCCCGTGCCTCAGGTGGTCCTGGCGCGAAGCCTCACCTATGCCCACAACGGACGCGCGTTCCGGCGTGGCGAGCCCCAGGACGTGCCCGAAGGCGACTACCTGTTTCTACTCTCCCAGGGCTTCATCGACCCGAACCACGAGATCCAGGTGGTCCACCCGGCACGGCTCACGCGGGCCCCGGCGGACTCCGAGATCCCGATCGTCAGAACGGGTGGGCTCGGTGACGTGCTGATGGTGCTCCCCGCCTTGCGGGAGTTGGCGCATCGGTTCCCCCGGCTCCGGTTCACCTACGCGACAGCGCACGAATTCGTGCCGCTCCTCCGGAATTGCCTCTTAGGACAGCCGGGCGGATTCCTCCACCGGGTCTGCGCCCTGGCCGATCTCCATGGCCGGCTCCCGTGGGTGATCGATCTTCGGGGCTACTCCGAGCGAGACGGCCGGGAGCGCTACGATCGGATCGGAGTATTCGCCCGCTACCTCTTGAACGGCGGCGAGCCCTTGGACTGGTCCTATCCCCTCCAGGCCACAGATCAGGAGCGTCTACAAGGGAAGATCGCCACGGGGGCGATCGATCACGGCCGGCCGGTGGTCGGGATTGTGGTCGGCTCGCACTCGCAGTCTGGCATGCGGAACTGGCCGACGACCTACGTCGAGGAGTTCGCCGAGCGGGCCTTCGATCATGGCTACCGGGCCGTGCTGATCGATGACCACGTGCACCAGCTGACACCAAGGCTCGCAGCGGCGGGAGTGCGCTCGCTCGCCGGGCATCTCATGATCCCGACGTTGTTATCGGTCGTCGCGTCGCTTGACTACTTGGTGACGCCCGATACCGGAGTCCTCCATCTCGCCGAAGCCTTGGGCGTCAGGACGGTGGGATACTTCACGAGCGTGCCGCCCGAGGCCAGGGCCGTGCACTACCGCCATGTGCGGAGCCTATATGCCGCCGTCCACTGCGCTCCCTGCTACCACGCGCCCACGTGTGGCGCGCCGCCCGGGCAAACGCTCTGTGCCTTGGAGGTCAAGCCCGCGCGGGTCTGGCAAGAGATCGAGTGGATGGCGCAGAATGCGCCGCCTTACGACTACCGTGCTCCGTTTGTCCACCAGCAGCCGGCAGCCCAGCCGGTGCACTTCAATTACCAGGCGGCATAAGGAGTGGACGATGATTCTCACGTGGGTTCAGGTTTTCGATCGACTCGCCGAAATGGTCGGATCGATCCAGCAGCCGGAAGATCAACCGCAGTTTCGGCTCATCGTGGACGAGCAGTCTTCACCGCCGAACGTGAAGATTGACGCGCGCGCGAATCGAAACTCGGCGTGGGTGTCGATCGGCTCGCTCCCGGCGCCAGCGGATGAGACCCCCGAGCTGCCGATTGGCGGCGGCGGACTTGGATCGGAGATCTAGATGAGCTTCAGCGTACGCGGACGGGCAGCGGCAACGGCAGCGACCGCCGATCATGCAGTGTTTTCCTTCTGGAATCCGCACTCGACGCATCGGATCAAGGTCATCTCGGTCGCGATGTTCGCGCAGGTCGCCCCGACGGCCGGATGGACGGGGCGATTTCGCCGTATCAGCGCCCGCGGCACGGCCGGCTCGACGGTGACGCCGAATAGCTCGAATCATTCGGAACTCGCCATCGCGCCGCCATCGGGTGTGCTTCTCGATCTGGCACAGTTCTCTGGACAGCCGACGCTGCTGGCTAGTTCGGTGGACATGCTGCTCGGTTACCCATATCCCGCGACGATTGGCGCCGGGATCATCTACCCCATTCCCGGCGGCGTCATTATCCCGCCCGGCGCGGGAATCGCTTACATCCAGGTGCCTGCGACGGCATCGACGGCGATGGAAGTGGCAATCACGTGGCTTGAGGACTGGCTGTAAACCGATGCCCACCTATCGCGGCACCATCGTCATCTGTATCCAGCACGTCGGCGAGGTCTTCGACTCGCCTCTGCCGACGGTGAACGCGCGGGTAATCGGTACGACGTTTGGCGCCTTGCTGCCGGGCTACGACGGGATGGATCTTGTGGGTCTGCCCGACGAAAAGCGCGCGCTATTTCCTTCGAGCCTGCCGTCTAGCTCCGGGTCGGGATACTCGACGCCGTCGGGGAGCATGCACGCCGTGGTCGCCCCGATGGCGTGGTGGGAGCCGCAGCTGTTTGACCTCGAAGCGCCCGCGGCGCCGTCCTTCGTGGCCGCATGGGGCGCCAAGGCGAACATGGGAACGGGGTACGACGTCCAATGACACTCCGCCAGAACGTCGCCGGCCAGCGCGTCTATTTCGTGCTGATCAACGCCACCACGGGGGCCGGGTTGACCGGCGCCACGGTGACGGTGAATCGCGGGATCGACGGCGCTGCACAGGCGGCGGCGACTGGCACGGTGACAGAGCTTGGGCTCGGGCAGTATCGGTTCGACCCGAGTGCCGCCGACACGAACGGCGACCACGTGGGATACATCTTCACGGCCACGAACGCCATCCCAGTTGGCGCCAACTTCATCACGACGAACGCGAACCCGCACGACGGCGTGAGCCTCGGCTTGTCGGCCGTGGCTTCCAACATGGTGCAAGTGTCCGGTGATGCCACGGCGGCCGACAACCTGGAGACTATGCTCGACGGCACCGGCGGCCAAACGCTTACGCTGAACCAATTGCGCCTCAACTCGACGGCGGCGGGCGGTGCGATCGACATCGACAACAGCGGTGGGCCGGCGATCAGCGCGCACAGCAGCAACACCGATGTGGTCGAGATCCTTGCCACTGGCGCTGGCAACGGGCACGGCATCACCACGACGGGCAAGGGCTCCGGCAACGGCATCAACGCGATCGGGGTGAGTGCCGGCGGTGGATCGGGGGTCTATGCGGATGGCCTGTCGGGCATCTTGGCCGTGGGCGGAAGCGGGCCGGGTATCGACACGCTCAGTGCGGGTTCATCCGGCATCCGAGCGACGGGTGGCAGCGGCGGCGTAGGTATTGACGCGCTCGGTGATGGCGCTGGGCCTGGCATCCGCGCACTCGGTGGGGCGACCAACGCGGCGGGTATCCAGACTTCTGGCCGCGGCACTGGCGCGGGAATCAAAACGAGTGGCGGTCCAACCGGCGACGGCCTGCTGGCGAGTGGCGGGGCGACTTCGGGCGCGGGGGTGCGCTCGACAGGCACCGGAGGCTTCAGTGGCGTCGTGGCCACCGGGCAGGGTGCTGCCCACGGGATCGAGGCGACCGGGGGGGCCACCGGGCACGGCATTCATGGGGTTGGCGGGGCCACGTCGGGCTCGGGCATCCGCGGCACGGGCACGGCCGGCAACTCGCCCGGCATCGACGGCGCCGGCCAGGGCTCGGCGGCGGGCGTGCTAGCGACAGGCGGCGCCACCGGCCCAGGCATCCAGGCCACGGCGCAGGGCGGCGCCTCTGGCATCGTCGCTGATGGACAGGGTGCCGGACATGGGATCACCGCCACGGGCGGTGCCACGAACGGCGACGGCATCCGGGCGACCGGCGGCGCGACCAACGGCCGCGGGCTTGCCGCGCTAGGTGCTGGCACGGGTGCCGGCATCCGTGCCAGCGGTGGCGCTACGGGCCACGGCTTGCAGGCCGTAGGCGTTGGAACCGGGAGCGGCATCGTCGGCGAGGGCGGAGTCACGAGCGGTACTGGCATCGTTGCCAACGCGGGCGGAGGCAATGCGGCAGGCTTCTCGGCGCTTGGCTTCGGTACGGCGGCTGGATTCGCTGCGCAGGGTGGGGCGTCCAACGGGGCTGGCATCGCGGCCACCGGAGGCGCCACCAACGGGCACGGCATCATCGGCATGGGCGCGGGCACTGGTGCCGGCATCCGCGGGCTTGGTGGGGCCACGGGCCATGGCATTCATGGGTTCGGTGGGGCCACGAGCGGCGACGGCTTTCGGGGACAGGCGCAGGCCAACGGGCAGGGCGTCCAGGGCATCGGTGGCGGAACGGCCGGCAACTCAGGGATCGTTGGGCAGTCGGGCGTCAGTGGCCACGGGTTCTACGGCTTCGGCGATGGCGCTGGCCACGGGATGCGGCTCGAAGCTGGCGCCACCGGCCACGGCCTCAGCGCTGCGGGCGGAGCCACGTCGGGCGACGGCATCCGAGCAGCCGCCGCGGGCGGGGCCACAGGCCAAGGAATCCACGGGCGCGGCAGCGGCGTCGGGGGCCATGGCGCGCAGTTCGTTGCCGTGGACATGGGCAACGGAATCGAATCGCTTGGGCGCGACGGGCATGGCATCCATGCGCTGGCCAACGGCAACGGGTTCCACGGACTCTGGGCCGAAGCCGACACCGGTGGTCACGGCATCATGGCCACCGGTGGCTCGGTGATCGGCGACGGGCTGCATGCCGAAGCGCTGACGGACGGTGACGGGATCGAAGCCACGGGCGCCGGTACGGGTTGCGACATCAATGGCGACCTGTGCGGCACCGTGGATTCAGTCGTCAACGTCACGAGCATCGTGAACGGCGTGTGGGACGAGCCGATCGCCGGGCACCTGAGTGTCGGCAGCACCGGCGAGGCGTTGAACAATGCGGGCAGCGGTGCGTCCGCCGCAACGATCGCTGACGCTGTGTGGGACGAGTTGCGCGCTGGCCACGTCATTGCCGGCTCTTTCGGCGAGGGTGTCGCTAGCGTTCAGGGCAACGTGACAGGCTCCGTCGGCTCGGTGACGGGGAACGTCGGCGGCAACGTTGTCGGGAACGTGAATGGCAACGTGGTGGGGACCGTCGCCAGCGTGGTCGGAAACGTCGGCGGGAATGTCGTTGGCAATGTGAATGGGAACGTGGTCGGCAGCGTGGGCTCGGTCGCAGCCAACGGAATCACGGCGTCCTCGCTCGACGCCACGGCCATTGCCGAGATCGCCGATGGCGTGTGGGACGAGGACATCGTGGCCGCGCACGGGACGGCCGATACGTCTGGACTGATCCTCTCGCAACTGACCAAGCGTGCCGTGACGCTCACGACCGATGTGCTCGACGGCTCGGTGGTCGGGCAGATCCTCGACGACGGCACGGCGGTCTACGACCGAACGACGGATTCACTCCAAGCGATCCGGGATGCACTCGCCGCTGCGGGGCCCACGGCCGCCGTGATCGCCGACGCCGTGTGGGATGAATTGAGGGCCGGCCATGTGATCGCCGGGAGTTTCGGCGAAGGTGTCGCCTCCGTGCAGGGCAATGTTACGGGATCCACGGCTTCCGTGACCGGTTCGGTAGGCTCCGTGGCGTTGAACGGGATCACGGCCGCGAGCCTGGATGTCTCGGCCATCAACGAGATCGTAGACCAGACCTGGGACGAGATTCTGGCAGGGCACTTGGCCGTCGGCTCCACGGGCGAGGCGCTAAACAACTCCGCGGCGGCAAGTCCTTCAGCAGCCACGATTGCCGACGCCGTATGGGACGAGGCGCTCGCAGGGCACGTGATCGCCGGCTCGGCTGGCTTCGCCGAGAACCTGATCGACGACATTCTCGGCGATACGAATGACATTCAGACCCGCCTCCCGCTCACCTTGAACGGCGGCCGGATGCGTTCGCACGTCGAGGCCTGCGATCCCCCTTGCACGCCTGGCCCTGGTGGTGGCGGATCGCCGGTCGATACCTTCGAGGCGGTGCCGCTATGACCCCCTGGGCGGCAGGCATCATCGGGCTGATCGTCGGCTTTTGTCTCGGGGTCATCGCTGCGGCACTCTGCGTCGGCTCGAGCGATAGCCGGTTTCCGCTCATTCGGTCGGAACCCATGCCTGGCCATCAGCCGCCCCCGCTGCCGGCCGGGACCAAGCTCGCCCCGCCTGCGGGTGCCAGGACAGCCGTCAAGCCACCATCCAAGCCGCGCGCGAAGAGGAGTGTGAAGCATGGCCGTTGATCGTGGGCACGCCCAGCCGGGCCAGACCGTGCGACTCCGCGCTGCCTTCTCGCTCGCCGGCACGCCCGTGGATCCCTTCCAGATCCGGCAAGTGGAGATCCTGGACGAGAACATGGCCGTCCTCGCCACGATCTCCGGTACGGCGATTGTCCGCTCGGCGCTCGGCCAGTACTACGTCGATTGGTTCGTGCCCTCAAACGAGCCTGTCTCGATCCACTTCGATCGCTGGTTTGCGACCGCCTCCTCCGGCGGGACGGAAGAGCCCTTCACCTTCGCCTTCCAGGTGCTCGCCTTCTCCACGGCCACGTCCGGAACGCCCTACATGACGGTCGAATCGGCCCGCACCTGGCTCCCCGATGCCTCGGAGATCACCCCGGCCCAGCTCGCCGAAATGGTGCTCTTGGGTCAAGAGACGATCGAGTGGGTAACGGGCCAGACGTTCCTACCCCAAACCGCAGCCCGGATCTTCGACGGCTCGGGCCGGGGCACGCTCTCGATCAAGCGCCCGATTCAGAGTGTGATCGAAGCGCGCGTTCTCTCATGCCATCCGGGGGGCGAGGACTCGCTGATCGACCCAGCGGGTATCCGGATTTCCGGCAGCCGCACCATGCTCGCTCTCGGGAACGTGCAGCGCTACAGCGACCGCTTTGCGTCGGGGTTCATCGGCTACCCATGGGGCTGGCCCGGCGGCGGGTGCGGCATCTGGCCGCCAGGCTTCCAGAATATCCAGATCACGGGCGAATGGGGCGCCTTCGCCTCTCCACCGCGCCAGATCACGGCGGCTCTCGGGCAACTGATCCGCTATGCCGCCGTCTGCGATGACCCGCTCGGACTCACCGATGCCGCCTTTTCATCGGAGTCCACGGACGGCGATCGGCAGTACACCATGCGGGACATCTTTAGGAAGGCACAGATCAATAACGCGACGGGTTACGCCGACGTCGATTCGATCCTCGCCCGATTCCGTCAAGGTGTGATCGTGGGGTCGGTCTAGGCATCATGGTTACGTTTACCCGCACCAGTAAATCGCTACTGCCCGATCGGGTGGTCCGCGTCGATCGCCGCTTGCGGATCGACGATGGTATGGGCGGGACCTATCCCAAGCATCAGACGATCATCCAGCGCTACCACGTGCGGCTCTGGCCCGAGCAGCATCAGCGCCGTGAGCGCGTCGAGCTCGGCGAACAGGAAGCAATCCAGGACTATCGCGCCGTCGCCGATCCGACACGGAACGGCAAGACGGTAATGATCGGCGATCGCTTCTTCGACCAAAAGAACAACGAATGCTATGACGTGGTGGCGGTCAAGCGCCCGCGCCCGGGGCTTGCCTACTCGGCCATGATCCACTACGAGCTGCGGCTCGTCAAAGACGGTTGCCCGGATGCAGCCGCGGGCTACGGGTCGGCGACTGCTGGGGCTGGCGGTACGGGGAACGCGGGGGCGACAGGGCAGCCGACGCAAACGCTCTTCATCATGCGGCATTTCGGGGGCGATGAGATCCTGACCTGGCCGTCGCTTCCCTACTTCGATGGCGCGATCTTCAATCTCCAATATGACGACCCGGCCCAACTGGCGGCACTCCATGCGATGGTTGCCGCCGGTCGCCGGTGGTGGCGCTATTACACGATCCTCGACTACCCCTTCAGTGGCACGGCGTTCGGTGGGCTCGTGGCCCCGCTCGCGACATGGTTCAACTATCTGCGCGACAATATCCAGTTTGCAGGCGCGACATCTCATCGTCGCTTTCGGGTGGCGGATACGGTCGCCCTCTTCAATGCTTCCCCCGCTGGTTCTCCGCTCCAGCAGCGCGAGCTGATTCCCTGGGGGCTCATTACCGGTGGAGAGCGGGCGGCGATCGTGAGCCAGATGGTCGCGCTCGCGGACGCTCCGGGTGGGATCTCCATCCCCGCCGCCGGCGTCTTCTTCGATCAGTCATGGCTGAATCTGGAGAGCTTTTTCGTCGAGGACACGCTCACGAACGAGTCCGGGCACGGGAACGTGAAGGAGGGGAGCCCCAAGCTCACCGCCCTTGACTATGCAGGGACGGAGACCGTCTTCGGTGAGGGCGGGAGCTGGAACACGCATCGCGCGGCCCTGATGGCGCTCTATTCCGAGATCGCGACGGCATTCGGCCAGGGCCGCTACGCGATCAAGAACGGCGACCATCGGACGATCTCGGGCGACACGATCCCCAAGCCCTGGATCTTCGAGAACGCGTGGAATAACAACATCGACGGTCCGAACCAGCCGATCCGTTGGGCCGCGGCCAAGGCCGGATTCGCGACCGATCCCCGAAACATCCTCTCCATTCGCTGCGAGACGCAGGCGAATGCGATCGTCGGCGTGCCCGAAGCACTCGCCCATTGGCAGGAAACGGGGGGATGGATCTCCTTCACCGACGACGATTCCGTCGCCGGCATTGCGAACCGGGAGACGGCTTACCTCGAAGCGGCGGCGGTGCTCGCAGCTCTGGGGGTGCCTTCGTAAATGGCTGTCTACAAGTCCAACGGATTCAACCAAACGGCCGACAACCTGAAGCGGCTCCAAGCTCGGAATCGCGAGCTCTTGAAGCTCATCTCGGGCGGGCTCCCGCGCACGATGATGAACGCGGGGCAGATCATTGAGGCGCGCGCGAAGGAGATCCTGACCGAGAAAGGCCATATCGTGACCGGCAACCTCCGCCGCTCGATCAATACGCAATTGATCGATGCAACCGAGCGCCGGGTCGTGGTCGCGGTGGTTTCCTTCGTCGAGTACGCGCCCTTTGTCGAGCGCTTGCCGGATGGTGGCTTCCTCTTCCCCGCCTCCGTCGAGACCCTGCCACAGACGATTCGGTTTGTCTATGACAACGGGATCAAGAAGCCCGAGTTGAACTGGGGCCGAGCGTGAGCTACTTCACCGGGCGCGATATGGCAGCGGCGATCCGAGACGCCCTCCTGACCGACCCCTGTCTTGCGGGCCTACTCGATGACGAGGCCGACGTGAGCCACGGCACGGACGCCTTCTGCGACGAGCCCGTGAACGCGCACCCCGGACGGGCTATCCGACGCGAGCAGATGGGGTGGCCGTCCGACTTCTCGCGGGCGGTCATCACTTACGGACGCTTTCAAGCGATCCCCGCGTTCCCGGCGACGACGCACCCCTGGGTCGAGAACTGGTCTTTCGTTGTGAGCGTGTTCGCGCGTGAAGGGATCACGCTCGCAGACGGCACGGACGGCGGATCGGGGGACTTGTGGGCGCTCGACATTTACGAGCACGTGCGCCGGATCCTCGGATGGGTCCGGGGAAACGACGGGCTCCCATGCAACGGTAACTTCCGGGTTCTTAGCCGGCGGCATGACGGAGAAGTTCAGCCGCTCAAGTTCAATGACTCTCACCGCTACTGGCAGATCGCTACACGGTTTACATGGATGACCGTGAGCCGGGGGCTTATCGCTCCAATCTGCCTGCCTTGTGAAGCGCCATAGGAGGGGCGAACCATGCCGAATCCTGCACTCTGTACCGAGTCGATCGACCAGGCCTTAACCCTGGGCACGTTTCGCCTCTTCATCCAGGCGGCCGGTGGGACCGAGCAAGAGGTCGGGAACATCGAGACGGGCTCGTTTCAATACACGCCGAACATCCTCGAGCATCGGCGTGGGATCGATAACTCGCTCGACGCGCTCTTTGCGCTCGGGCGGGATTACATCATCAACTTCACGACCGACGCGATCACGGCGCAGAACTTGGCCGCCCTCTTGAACGAGGATCCCGTGAACACGATCGACGGGTGCAAGATCCCGCTCACGGGGAACCGATGCGTCCGGTCCTACGGCGCGCGCTTGCTCCATCTCTTCCCCTGCGAGTCGGAGGGCACGCTCGAAGTCCTCTTCTGGCGGGCAGCGATCCTCTCCGAGTCCACGCTCAACTTCGAGCGCGAGGCTGTGGCCACGGTCCAGGGGGTCATCAAGGCGCTCAACTGTTCGAGCGCTCACCCGACCGAGCCCTACGGCACGGTGACGCTCTTCGGCACCTGCCCGGCGTCGTAAGTGCTGCTACTTCCGCTCGGCCAACGGGTGGCCGTCTGGTCAGGGGTACTAGGGGCTAGTGGTGGCACCTTCAAGCTCCTAGGTCTGGTGGCTGCCTTGCGGCCGAGCGGTCCATGTTGAAGGAGAACCCATGACGACCACGACATCGATTGACCATGACCGGGTGTGGAATAACCCGCCCCCGGTGACGATTCAAGGCAAACCGTTCACGGTCCGCGAACTCCCCGCGGGCAAGCTCCGGCTCTACATGCGGGAGATCCTTTCGATCATGGGGCGCGCGTCCCGGGCCAGCGAGAACGAGCAGGCGGACGTGGGTGTCACGATGATAGAGGACTACGCGGACCAGGCTGTCGCCTTGATCTCCGAAGCGACGGGGCTCGAGGTCGCGGCAATCAACGATCTGCCGGGGAGTGTCTTCATGGAGCTCGCCTCCGCGGTGCTCGCAGCGCAGGAGCCGATGGTGAAGGCTTTTTTTCGGCTGCGCCAGCAAGCCGCCGCGCTGGCGCCGAAACAACCGGGCCAAGCGAATGGGAATACCGGTCGGCACAGCTCGTCGGGGAGCTCGTCGGGGCCGGATTCGACCTTGAAACTGTCCTCCAACGATTGACCTATAGCCAAATGATCCTCTTCGCCCGAGCCTCCCAGCAGCGTCAGGTGGACCGCTACCTGACCGAGCTCGCGATCGCCCACAATCCGTACGGCGATTCGGAGATGGTACGCCGGAAGCTCTTCACCGAGCTCCGTACAGAACGTGCGCGGCTCGTGCGCGGGGACACGGGCGGGAGGTCACGCCGACAGGAGGGGATCAAGCTCTCGGATCTGACGGCGGCATTGGGGCCGATCAAGCGGGTGACGTTGACGCCCGAGGAGATGGCGGCGCGCCTTAGGCCGCAGGGAGCGCCCGTCCCATGAGCGTCACCAATACCGTAGAGACTCGGCTATCGGCCGACGCCGCTGGATATATCTCGGGCGTCAAGGCATCGATTGATGAGCTCGAAAAGTTCATCAAGACAAATCAGAAGGCCGGCGCCGCGGTCAAGAAGGGTGGCTTCGACCAGGGCGCCAAGGGGCTGGCCAACTTCATCAAGCAAAATCGGACGCTTGGGGACGTTGCCAAGAATGCTGCTGCGGCGATCGCCGAGACTAGTGCTGCGGCAGCCCTCGGCGTGGCTGGATTTACAGCGATTGCCGGCGCCGCAGCACTTGCTGCGCATCAAGCCATAACGTTTGCCGACGAGCTGAACAAAGTATCGCTCCGGACGGGTGCCGCGGTCGAGTCGCTATCGACGCTCGGATTTGCGGCCGAGCAATCGGAAGCGTCCTTCGGCGACTTGCAGATCGGCCTTCGCAATCTCGCGCGCACGGCCGTTGCTGCTGCTAATGGCAACAAGCAGGCGGCACAGGCATTCCGCCAGCTCGGGGTCGAGGTCAAGGACGCGAACGGGAACATCCGCGAAGTCGATGCGCTCTTCCGGGACGTGGCCAGGGGTGTCGCCGGCCTAGGCAGTAATGCCCAGAAAACGGCGGTAGCGGCCCAGCTTCTCGGGCGGTTATCCGGTCCTGCACTCGTTCCACTTCTCAAGGAAGGCGAAGATGGAATCCGCGCGCTCGAGGAGCGGGCGCGGTCGCTCGGCGGAGAGATATCGACGGGATTCGTAAAGCAGGCCGACGCGTTTGGCGATCGGCTCAAGGAATTGAAGACGGTCACGATCGGGCTCGGCCAAGCGATCGCGACAGCTGTGCTGCCTGCATTGGATACGCTCGTCCTCGGATTCGTCAACGCGTTGGCGCCCGGAACCGATCTGAAATTCCTTGCCGCGAGCATGGGCACGCAATTGGCCATACTCGCCAACAAGTTCCTTTTCGGTGCGGCGGCCATTGCCGGGTTTTTCGCGCGGCTTACGCGCAATGATGTGGCGCTGAAAAAGGCGCAGGCCGAGCTGGCGCGTACGTCCAAGGCAATAGCCAATGCCGAGACTGAATTCGACAAGCTCTTCGAGCCGCGCACGCAGAAGCTGCAACCCACGCCGGACGAGATCGAAGACACCAAGACGGCGATTGAATCGCTGGTCGAGGAATTCGAGAACCTTGGCAACAAGGGGATCGCCCCGGTTATCGCGCTCGCGAAGGAGTTCGCCGACTCTGCGTTGGGCGCGCTGGACCCGCGGCTAGATGCACTTATCGCGCGATTACAGACACTCGCCAAGACGAGCCAGGAGGCGGGTCGTGCGCTTGCCGAAGTGCTCCAAGTCCGGCAGGACGCGATCGCCCAGGGCCTCCAGGAAGGGGGCCGCGTCCAGGGTCCAGCAACAGCCACGGGTGAGGGGCCGACTGCCGCGCGCACGGACGCGGCACAGTTTTTCCTGCCGCAAGCCACGAGCCTCGGATTCGCCGAGGAAGTGCCGCTCATAGAGGACGCGGCTGGATTCGCCGAGCAACTGCGCGCGGCAATTCTGGGTACTGATCTGGCCGCCGACGCGCTCAACAGCACGCTCGCCAAGGGGAATGGGATTCTCGCGGGACTGACCGCGCTGGCTTTCGGGCTCGGCGATGCGATCGCCGACGTATTCGAGGGCAATAAGCAAGCGCTCAGCGAATTCTTCTCGCAGCTGCTGAAGCAGCTCGGCCGCGCGATAATCCGCGCGACCATCCTGCAAGCCCTGCTCGGGTTCCTCGGCGGCGGGTTCTCGCTCGGGAAGATCCTCAAGAGCGTGCAATCGCAGCTCGGATTCGGCGCGATCGGCTTCCAAGATCGCGAGAGCTCCATCATGGGACGCGCATCCCAGGCGCGCGGTCTGTCCGCCGGTCTCGCCGGCCCCGCACTCGCCGCGGCCCCCGCTGCCGGCGCCAACTCCTCGCTCGTGGTCCAGATCCACGAGCCGGGCCCGCTCACCTGGTCCGAGATCACCGATCGCAAGGTGCTGCCGCGCCTCCGTGAGCGTCAGCGGCGCCTGAACGAGCAGGCCCTATGAGTAACGTAATCCGGATAGCGCACGCTGACCTTGCAGGCGGCGGGTTCATGCTCACGGACGATGAGGTGGTGGAGCTCGAAGTACGCCGGGAGCAGATCGTGGTCGAGCAGATGGCGCAGGCCGGCAATCTCTCCATGATCTACGTCGGCGAGGAGCGGTACGAATTCGACTTCCTCTTCAACGTCTTCTACCAATCGACGCTACAGAAGCTCGAATCGATCCGGCTCCTGCGGCAGACGTTCACGCTCTACCCGTTCATCTTGGAGGAGCCGGCCACGGCCTTTACCGTCTTCTGGACGGAGCAGCCGACGATGACGGAGCGCTGGGTCCGGGGGCGCCGCTTCGCGCAGTGGGATAAGCCTATCACGTGGAAGGAATCGCGCGAGGTCCTGTGTCCGCCGGTCGGGGGGAGCTAGATGGCGATCGTTGAATTCCTCGACGGCTGCGATCTCCCGCCCGTGCTCTTCGGAACGGGCCGGCTCTTTATCACGAGCGGCACCAATGAACTGGATGCCGGCAACTTCTCGCTCGTGGATTTCATCGGGGACGGAGAGACTCGGCGCGTCTTCTTGGGGGCCGACGAGGTGGCCTCCCCGGTCGCGATCACTGGGGCTTACAGGCTCGAGCTCACGGGGGACAGCTTCTCCGAGGACAATCTGACCAGGCTCATGAACGAGCAGTTGGAGTCTGAGATGGACGGCACGCGCATGCTCAACCTGCGTACCGTCCGCGTGGCGCCGATCTATCAGATCCGTTTCGAGAAGGAATATCCGGTCGCGGAAGGCTGCCCGTTACTCCGCTGGATCAATCTCATTTTTTGGCGCGCCTATCTCGATACGTCCTTCAATTACACCTTCTCGCAGGACGAGCAGACCGTGCATCGGTTTGTGTTCACGACATTGCCCGACCCGATCAATCACCCAGCCAACCCGCTCGGCATGATTACGATGGATCCGGTTTAGTTGCATACCATCACGCGCATCGAGGGTGCGGAGGCCGGCACTTACATCAACCTGAACGGGGACGTGTCCACCGGCGCCGGCGGCGTCGTCTCGTCCGCCGCGGCCGACCGACGCTCAGGTGATTACGGATACCTGATCACCCAGGACGGTGTCACGGGTAGCTCGCTATCCTTCGCCTGGCAGTTCGACGGAAGCCGCGGGACCCCGGCCACGGGTAATGGCAAGCCCAGCACCACGATCACCTTTGCGGCCGTGAGCTTCCGCGTGTGGCTCAAGGTCAAAGCGTACCCCAGCACCAACGGGCTCGGGGTCATGGACCTGGTGGGCAGCGGCGGGACGCCGCAGGCCATCTTCACCATGAGCACCACCGGCGTGCTCACGCTCGACGGGGTGGCTGGAACCACGCCCCTAGCTCTCAATACGTGGTACGAGGTCACGGGCATCTACGACTCGACAGGGGCGGGCAATACCAGCGTGCGGCTGCGGGCGGATGGCGTCCAGGTGCGATCGCAGGAGTTCACCAACGTCACGTCACCGGCCGGCAACCCGGTGCTGCGCCTGCGCGTCGGCAAGATCGGCAACCCGGGCACGTATACCATCGCCGTGGACGACATCTGCCTTGAAGGGGCCACCGCGGTCGCCTCCGTTGACTACCCGCTAGCGGGGCACGTGGTTGCGATGGACGTCAGCGCCGACGGCTCGCTCGACGGAGTGTGGGGAACGGCCGCGTGCCCGAGCGCCCCATCCGCGTACCCGTGCGTGTCCCGCCCGTTCGACGGAGGGACGACCGACATCGCCATCTCGGGCGCCGGCGGGACATGCCGATGGCAATCGTTCGCCCAGGAGGCCCACGGGCTGGCCGGGATAGATGACGCTTCTGTGATCAACGCGGCGCAGTTCTGCGTGATCCAGGCCCAGCCCAACGCCCCGGGGACTACCGGCCAGGTGCGGATCGTGGCCTCTCCGAGCAACTCCTCCTGCACCAACCCGAGCGTCGGAGCATGTCCGGCCACGGCCGTATGCGGCGCGTTCCTCCAACTGACGACTTCCGCGGTCAACGCTTCGGCCGCGCAGAATTACGGAGCTTCACTCCAACAGGTGAGCCCGTTCACCGCACTGGACTGGACTCCGAACACGCTCGACGCGGTCTACATCGGCGTGGTGGGCATCACGACCGCCGCGGCCTCGATCCAGCGCGTCACCACACTCTGGATGCAGGTGGACTATGAGCCGCCGTTTGTCCCACCGACTGGCGGCAGCGACAGCCTCCCGAGTGGCGGATCCGAGCCCGCTCCCGAGCCAGGGCCCGATGTCTTCTGCGCGTCCGTTATCTTCGATCCCGGCGGGATGCAGGAATTCGATCTCTCCTCCCGCCTCTCGCTGGCGCGCCCGCTCCGGCAAGAGCGGGACATTCTCCTCCGCGACTACCGTGCCTCCGATGCCGATCTCGAATTCCGGGACACGGACGAGCTGTTCATCGAAACGAATCCCTTCTCCTTCCTCCGCGATCCCGTCACCGGCGAGCCCAACTGGTTCGGGAAGCGGGTCACGGTCGATCTCCGGATGGGGCAAGAAGTCCTGACACGGTTCATCGGGCAGGTGCTCGAGGTGCAATCCCTCCGCGGGCGCGGCATTCTCCGAATCGCCGACCGCTTCCAGGCCATGTTCGATCGCCCGCTGCTCGCCAACACGGTGGGGCGCATTGTTTCGACCACGGGTGCACCGGGGCTTGGGCCATCGATCAACGTGCTGGGCACGAACGCTCCGGCTTCGGGCTGGTATCTCGGCAACTTGACCTTGCTCAACCAATCGCCCGCGACCCGGAATCAGGCGACCAAGTGCCAGACCTGGACGCTGACCTTCACGTCGGAGGCGGTGCCGAACGGCACGACGCACCCGGCATTCTTTATCACGGGCTCGATCACTGGTTTCGACGGCGAAGGGCAGCACGGCGTGCCGGGATCCTTCGTCTCGAAGTCGGGACAGATCGCGATCAACACAGATCGGGTGACGGGGGACATTCGCGAGAGCCCGCTCGGGCCTGGACCGGGGAACGCGCCCAAGAATTCCACGACCTCGATCCGGACGGTCTGGCGCCCGACAGCGGGGACAACGGCCGTGCAGGCCATGCGGCAGCTGCTCCTTGATTGGAGAGGTGTCGGGCTCGATCCCTCGGAGATCGACGGCTCCCTGGATGCGCTCATTGGTACGGCCGCTGACCAGCTCTTGCCCTCGGCAGAATTCATCCCGACCATTGCTCGCATGTCTTTCGACGAAACGCTGAATCTGCTAGCTGCCGTCCAAGCGATGGCGCTACATCTCGGGTGCTCGTTCATCGAGAAGGCGAACGGCGACATCGGGGTCGCGTCCTTCATGCCGCGGGTGGTGCCGGAGCCGCCGGTGCTGTGTCACTCGGCAGACCTGATGGATCTCCAGATCGCTCACCTGCCGATCTACAACGAGTACACGGTCGAGCACGCGTTCTCGGAATCGAACGACAAGTTCACGCAGGGCTTCGCCTCACCCGAGCCGACGGATAACGATAGCTTCGAGCGCTACGACAAGATTTTCCCCGCACCATCCACGATGCAATTCCGGGGCTACGATGCCTCGAACCTGCCCTGGATGCAGTCGATTGCCTTGGCGCTCTACGACCGGTACAAAGACCCGCGCAGGATTTACAGCGTACGCGCTAAGTCCGAGCGGCTGGCGGCGGATCTCGGCGACGTCTTCCGCATCGATTCGCTCGTGCCGACGATCGGTCCGCGGTTCACGGAGCCGGTCTCGATTGATCGCAACATCACGGGTGATCTCACGGCCGGGCTCGATCTCGTCGAGGTGGATTCCGAGATCGTGTCGGGCGAGTGCGGCGGGTATCTAGGGCTCGATACGAGCGACACGGGCTTGGATGATGATTGCTGGGGGGTGTTCTGATGTCGAAGGCGCGGGTTAGCTGGGCATTCCAAGAGCGGCCGGTCTCATCATCGAAGATGAACCAGGCCAACACGGACTACATTACGCCCGGCGTACCCATATGGAGCTACTTCTACAGCCATACGGTCGCGGACACGATCGGTGCCTATGCCACCGCCCCCCGCGGGTTCTTTCCTTACAACCCCCAGAAGTCCGTCCATAACCGGCTCTATATTTTCGGCTTCGCGGCGCAAAGTGCGGGCGGAGATCAGACGGCCGAGTTCGATGTCTCCTTCGACGGCGGGGCAACCTGGACGCCAGCCTTTCCATCCGTGGCGGCAGCCCCCGTGACGTTGGGGGCCGGGACATTGTTCGAGATATGGGACCTGGACGTTCAGGTGGCAACGTTCCAATGGATTGGGTGGCGATGGGCCGGCCCGGCGATGGTTGGTGGCACGTCCATGTCGCTCGGGTTTCAGGGCTTCCTCTACCGCTCAACGGACACGCCGTTCTAGGAGGCATGGCGTGCTCAGGTTCGCTCGCTCATCGATTGCCCGAGATGTGGCGTTGCTCCATCCGACGCTCTGGCAGATCGTGCGCGAGCTCGCCGACGGGATGTGGTTCGAGTACACGAGCCAGGAGAACATGATCGTGACGGAGATGTTCCGCACGCACGACGAGACGGTCAGGATCTACACGGAGGCAGGACTCACCCCGCCGGCCGCGAGCGTGCATGAGGCGGTGCGCGTGCTGGGTGATCCCTGGAGTGGCTGCCGCGGGGCCGATATCTCGGTCAGGATGGCGCGCCCGGGAATGCGTTACCAGGACTGGCCATTCCTGCCATCCACCGTCATGCGGAGGCTCGTATCAGCAATCAATGATAGATGGCGCTACCAAGCAAGCGAGGCGCACCAAGTGGCGCTCTTCCATTCGGTCTCAGGAACGCACCTGCACCTCCAGTGCCGTCCCGAGAGGGAGACCGTGCGCCGCGTGGACATTCCGGGGGTGCCAGCATGAGCACATGGAAAGTGGAAGGCATGGAGGAGCCCTGCCGGTGCTATCAGCGCGCATGTCTACAAAGCCTACGGATCGCGCAGGCGCAGTCGCACGATGTGCGGGTGCAGTATCTAGGCCCGAAGGAGAATCCGAACCGGCTGCCGAATCAGAGCGATTTCATCACGCATCCCGACGGCACGCGGGACTTTCGGATTGATCCGACATGGTGGGAGAACCATAAATGAACCGTGTTTGCCAAAAGTATTTCGAGAAGACCATCAAGTATCGCTTCGGCGCGTTCAAAGATAATATTAATTTGCGCTTCATCGCGATGGAGAAGGCAACCCAGCTCGCGGCGAAGATTGATAGCGATATCCAGCGGGAGCGTTCGGCAGAACTATCCAAGCATCTGGAACACCTGAACAATGAAGCAGGGAGGCTCGCGGCGGACAAGGTGACGACGGCGGATCTCAAAGAAATGAACTCACGTCTCCAGGCCTTGGAGAAGCTCGCAGCGATCGCGGTATTTCTCGCCGTCGCCATTCCGATTTGCCTGCAAGTAGCACTCAACTACTTCAAGGCGACGAAGTGATGTGGGGAGAGTCTAAGAAAGGGGGATTGTCATGATCCCGGTTCTGATAACGCTGGTAGTCGTGGGGGTCTGCATCTGGCTCGTGAATACTTACGTGCCGTTGCCCCCACCGATCAAGACGGTGTTGACCGTCGTCCTGGTGCTGGGTCTTTGTATCTGGCTCCTCCGGATCGCCGGCGTGTTGGGCGGCGGCGGCAGTCTGATTCAACCGTGACGAAAGGAGGGCCAATGCAATGGGCAGGCGGTCGGGAGAGACGACCGACCCATGACGATGATCGGCTCTTAAGGGAACTCGTGCAGCATGTGCACGCGATCGATCAGTCGTTCAAGAAGCTGGTCGATATCCTCTCGGCTCCGCAAGGGAAGGCAGAGCTGGGCTTGTTTGTACGCGAAATCCATGGAAGGAGATCGACGATGATTACGAGACCACCCATTGTCATGCTCGATGTCGAGCGTGTCTTGGTATCGACGGCCCCACGGAAGCCCGACGGTACGCCGGATCCGGCGGTTCAGGTGAGCTGGGTGAGTTCGGCCCCCGATCAGGTGGGGATCGAAGTCTTGCCCGAGCATGAGGGCTTGGATGCCGAAGGGCTTCCGATCACGATCCCGGGGACTCACGAGGCGTGGCTCCTGACGCCGCTCGATCGTGGGGCAGCGGACGTCACGATCTCGGCGCCGGGGTACGAGTCCACGCTCCAGCCGTTGAGCTACGAGCCCGGGGTTCCGGGGCAGCTGAACGTCTCCGTCGGGACGCCCGTCCCCGACTAGTTCCATGCCCGTCCCGTTACCATACCTGCGCGCCATCGTGGACCCCATCCGGGGCGAGCGGTGGCGCGTGGTTCACCCGTGAAGGATCAACGATGATCACCGAATACGGACTCCTGACGACAACGGACGCCGAATTGATCGGCGATGTGCTCGCCAATCTCGCCGGCCGCTTTCACGGGCAGACGTTGGAGCTCGTGGAGATTGGCATTCGCGAAGGGAAGACCTCCCGCGCGATCGCCCGCCATATGACGGGAACCCCGTTCCGCTATTGGGCCGTGGACTCGGCCCGTGACATGCCCGTAGCCCCGCCATTTCAGGAAGCGCATTTGGTACTCGGGGACTCGACTGAGGTCTATCATCGCGTCCCTGCCGAGTTGCATTTCGTCCTGATCGATGGCTGCCATTGCGTGAACCACGTCGCCCTCGACTTCCTCCACTACGGTGCCCGCGTGATTCCGGGCGGGATCGTCGTCTTCCATGACTCGGGCCGCCAGATGCAGGGGAAGGACTACCAGCAGCACGGACCGCGGGAGCTGCCCGAGTTCTCGGTCGGCGTGCGGCTGGCGATCAAGCTCCTGGGGATCGAACGGCATCCAGCCTGGATGAAGGTCGGGGAATCGGATGGCTCCGACTGGGGTGGAGCGATGATCTTCCAGCGGGTGCCGGGGCCAGCGAGTGATCGCGCGTGAACGAGCCTCACTACACGATCTCCGTTCTCTGCTTCAACCGCCGCGTGATGACGGAGCGGTGCTTGCGCTCGGTCATCGAACACTCGCCCGCCGATACGGAGATCATCGTCACGGACAACGGATCGGTGGACGGCACGGCCGAGCTCTTGGCCGGCATGGCCGAGGCCGACCGACGGTTGACGATCGTGACGAATGCGCGCAATGAGGGGATCAGCGGCCCCAAGCGGCGCTCCTGCGAGCGAGCGCGGGCGCCCTACTTTGTCTCGATCGATAATGATGCCTGGGTCGGGCCGGGATGGCTCAACGCTTTACGCGCGCCGCTCGATCGGGATCCCGCGGTCGCCGAAGTCGGGCGCACGGGGCAGCATCAGTCGCTCCGCGATGACGGAATCGGGAATCCGCAGGGGCCGCTTGAGTATATCGACGGCTCTTGCTTTATGACCCGCACGGCGATCGCGAATGAAATCGGCCTGTGTGATCGCTTCTTTCCCTTCGCTTACGGTGACGACTCCGACTACTCGCTCCGGCTGCGTGCAAGAGGATGGAAGATCGCGACGGCGGATGGGATCCCGGTCTGGCATCCGAACGAGCCCGACAAGGATCATCATGGCGGGATAGATCTCGGGCCACACCTACACTTGGCTCAGCAACGGTTTGTGGCGCGGTGGAGTGATTACCTGCGCCGCCGGGCCTTCGATCCCACGGTGCTCATTCGCCGATCGGCCGCGATTGGCGACGTGGTGATCGCGACGTCGCTCCCGAAACTCGTCAAGGGATTGATCCCCGAGGCGCGGATCTTCTTTGCGACGATCTTGCCCGAACTCGTGCGCGGCAATCCGCACGTGGAAGACGTAGTGCACTCGGTCGATTTCCAGTCGATGGGGCGCCGCATGGCCTACGCCTGGGATCTGGATGGGCTCTACGAGCGGCGGCTCGGTCGCCCCTATTGGAAGTCCTTCGCCGAGGCGACCATGTTCGCGCCCGAAGATCCGACCCCTGCGGGTGATCTCCATCCCGGACCGGCAGCCGAAGCGGAGGCGGATAAGCTCGTTGGCCGGCCGGAGCGGCTCGCGATCGTCGCCCCGCAAGCCACGGGATGGGCCGGGAAGGATATCGGCCCCGATGCCTGGACCGGAGCGATCGATGAACTCGGACGCCGGGGCTATGTCGTCGCGGAGGTCGGCAGTGGACGTCAGCTCACGGATGCTGATTTGCCGCTCGGGGGCCGAACGTCTCTCATGGGGCTCGCGGCGATCCTTGGCCGGGCGAAGCTCTTTATGGGGCTCGACTCGGGGCCCTACCATATCGCCCGCGCGATGGGCTGCCCGTCGGTCGTCTTCTTTGGCTGCACCCGGCAGGACATCGTGAGCGATGGGGACGCGAATGTTACCGCCGTCACGGCTCCTGATCTCGATTGCCTTGGTTGCCATCATATCCAGGGACCGGGAACGACATCCTTTCAGGGCTGCGCGCGTGGGGATCTCGCCTGCCTAGGACTCCGCCCGACGGCCATCCTCGACGCCGTGATTCAACGCGTGGAGATGAACGGGGGATGAAGCTTCTTGGCGGGTCGATCTTTGTGCGCGATGCGATCCGGCTTGACTACTGCCTCGAAGCCGCGATCGAATCGCTCGCCCCTGTCTGCGATGAGATCGTGGCCCTTGATTGCGAATCCACCGATGGCACGGTGGATCTTCTGCGAGAGCTCGAGCGGCGCCATTCCCATCTCCGCGTCTACACCGAGCAGCCGTGGGAAGTCGGGGACAATTATGTGCGGCTCGCTCTCCACGCTAACGCCGCGCGAGAGAAGCTCGATACGCACTGGCATTTCATGCTGCAGGCCGATGAGGTATTGCATGAGGCGAGCCACCCGATCATCCGGGAGGCCGTGACGGCGGATGGCTGGGGGGCGACGACCTTTCGCGTGCGGCGGTTCAATCTCTATGGCGACGTCGATCGCTGCGTGAAGATCGATTCCACGATGAAGCCCTGTTCCGACATGCCGACCCGGCTCGCTATGACTCCCTATCCCGCGGTCGGAGATGCCGAGTCCATCATCGAATCCGACGGACGGGATATGCGGCTCCTGAATCACATCACGATCGTGCACTACGGATTCGTGCGGGCGGGCGAAGCCCTAATTGATAAGACGATCGAGATGCAAGGCTGGTTCCACGGCAAGGAAGCAACCGTGGATGAGCGGGTGCTCAAGATGCGCGCCGAAGGGACGGGCTTCCGCTATCAGGACATTATCACCGACGACGAGTTGATGCCGCTCCCCGTGTCGCACCCGCGCTTTGCACAATCCTGGGTCGAGCGGCATCGGGGCGGGGGGGCCTAACGTGCACTGGACCCCGACGCCTTTCGACATGCTGAACTACGCGACCGATGACGAGATCGATGAGTATCGGGAGAACGTGACGCCCGAGGCGGAAGCGCTGTTTGCCGTCATCACGCGGGACCTGCCGCTCCTCGAGATGTACGGTCTCGGGCCGCATTCCTTGGCGATCATCCAGGACGTGATCGAGATCGTGCGCCCGGCGCATATCTTCGAGATCGGATTCGGCGCTGGGGCGTCAGCGAGCATGTTCCTTGGTCTCCGGCCCGAAGTGAAGCGCGTTCTGTCGGTGGACTGGACGACGAATGACCACGTGATCCAGGCCGCGCGGAGCATGGAGCGACGCTACGCGCCACGCTTCCGATTCGTGTCCAGGGATTCGGGCACCCTCACCGCGCAAGAAGTCATGGAGGGCTTGAACTACGCCTCTCCCGATCTCGTGTTTATCGACGGAGATCACGAGCATGATGCCGTGGCGCGGGACATCTTGCTTGCGAAATCACTCGCCACGCGCTGGATCCTTCTCGACGATTGGTGGCCCAAGTTCGGGCCCGGTGTTCAATCGGCGTGGAGCCAGGAAGGCCGGGGCTACGCCCTGCACTCGCAGTGGGGCAATGTGATCTTGTTTCGGAAGGCAGATGTGAAACCGGAGAACCCGTAACATCGGAAGGATAGGTGATGGAAGACTTACTCTTTTTCCCCGCCTGGATGCTGATCGCGATCCCGCAGGTAATCGCCGTGTTGAAGCAGTGGGTGCCGCAACTCTGGCGGGAGATCCTCGCCGCGGTCATCGCCGCGGTCGCGACGGCCTACGTGATCGTGACGACGGACTTGACCCTGATCCCCGGAGTGCAGGAGGGACTGATCCTCTTCCTGATCCTGACGGGAACCCGCGCGTTTGTGACAGGGGCTGTGAACACGGTCAAGGCGGGAGCGGCGAAGGTCCCGTTTGTGACGAGTCGGGATAAGGCCCAGGCGTTGACCGTAGGACTCGCCTTGCTCTTTGCCTTGGTGTTCGTGGGTCGTGCCGTGGCGCAGGACTCAACGCTCGTGGCGCCGGTCGTCGAGACGGCGAAGGAGACGGGACGGCTCTGGCTACTTCTTGGATCCCAGTTCTTTGCGCGGTTCTTGGACTGGGCCTTTAGCCGGATCGGTCGCTAGTCAATTCGCCCCAGCAGGGATGCCGGGGCAATCATGGGAGGTAACCCAATGCGTAGAACATGGCTCATGGTGCTCGCGGGGATCGTCGTCATGGCGACGGGCGCGAGTGCACAGACAAGGACGACGGCGAAAGAGGATGAGCGGGGGCGCCCCGAGCACGAGGTGCTGGGCGTCGAGGTGCACCCATACATCGAGTTCAATTCTGATCGAGTGAGCGGCCACGATGCGCAGTGGACCAATGGCGTGTCGGGTGGGGTCGAGCTAGACTTCGGCACGCCGTGGATTGGACTGGGCTACACGCTGCACGATGTGCTGTCGGAGAGGCAGACGGTGCCGTGGGATGGCACGGCCTACGCCAAGTTGGGCTTGTATCAGGGCGGGATCGGGGAGCTGGGATCCGTGCCGACCTACGTCCATGCGGCGGTGGTACTCGCCGTGCCGACGGGTCCCGACAAGCTGTCGCTCGGTGTCGAGGCGGGTTTCGAGTTCGACATTGATCCGCTGTACGCTGGTTTGCGGTATACGTTCCGTGACATCTGGGTGGGCGACGATGACGAGGTTTACCCCTGGGATGGCGAGTTCGGCGTGCAAGTAGGACTTTACTGGTGATAGCCTAGCGATCATAGCGGAGCCGAGAAGCAAGAGGGCCCGGAGTGATCCGGGCCCTTTTCATTTGGCTTGCGGCGCTTGATCTCTTCGCAGAGGAGATCGACGAACCAGCGATCTTCGGGGAAGCCAGCCTCGACGGTGGCGATCATCAAGCGGGCAAGATCGGCGGTGCTCATCGCGTCCAGGATCGCGCGCGGATACTCCGGTTTGGCGCTCATGGGATGACGATCCTCCGAAGCGATGGCGCGTGGGAGTAGGCCTCTTCGCCTTGGATCTCCCACAGGTGGAAGCAGTACGGGTGCTTGTTCACGTAGTCGGCTTTGGGCGGGAGGAGCATCCCGACCACCATTTGCTCGGGCAGGAAGCGGTAGCGCGCCTCGTGGACTTCCGGCCATGTCGGTAGGCGTTTGGGGTGAGCGATCGACATGTGCCAGCGATCACCCTCACGCGCGACGAATACGGCAGCGCCGGTGTCCGACTTCCAGTGCTCCACGTGCTCAAGGCCGCTCGGTGGGATGGCGCGTTCCCAGTTCATGGACCTTCCGGCGTTGGCGCGGCATCCGATCCGTCCTCGGCGATGCCGGCTTCCCTTAGTGCCGAAGCGCTCAGATCATCAATCCGTGCGTTCATCGCTGCCAAGTGATCCGTTATCGGGCGCACGCCTTGGCGAAGAATGGCTTCTACTTCTTCAATCCCAAAACGGCGTCCCAGGGCAAACGACCGCTGCAATTGGTGCTGCCATTCGTCGTGGCGCGGATCGTCAAAGGCGATGGTGGGGGTATCGCTCGGGGGTGTTGGGTGCACAACGGGCGAGGCGGGTGCCAGGTTGCCGGCTTCTGCATTTTGTTCCCCATCGGAAGCACGATCATCACCCCCGAGCGAGCGGAACCAGTCGTCTACTACGGCAAAGGCTGCTCGCGCTTCGGCCCATCCCTCGGCGCTCATCTTCGGCGGCCCGGCGACCATACGCTCCCAGCAAAGTATCGCGCCCTGCTTGTCGCCATGGTTCGGGCCGCTCGCGCCGCAGTTCGAGCACTCGACCCAAAAAGGCGGATGAGGTTTGACGTAACTCAAGCTGATGAGCCTTGGTCGCGGAGCAGTGCACCCCGGACAGCCCTCAACCGTGTCCGCATGGAGATACCGATCCAGGCTAGGCCGCAGTGCGCTCATGTGCTCTTCCTCGCTCTTCGGGGAAAGTCGCGCGTCCGCGTGCGCGCGATCAGCATGTCCATGACGTCACGCCCGCCATCGGGATTGGGAGCCGTGACGACAGACGTGGTGGCATGATGCTCCCCGCCGCAGGGGCAGTAACAGGTGGCCGACTGCGAGCCGCGGCAGTTCCAGGAGCACGCCCCGTCGCGATCGCTACGACTCGGCGGCGGGATCTGTTTCGGCTCGGCCATGCGGCAGTGCTCGCGCCCTTGGCGGGCCCGGCGGTGGATGATCCGCTCGACCGCGAGCCCGCGGCGGAACGTGTGCCGGCCGGTTGGCGTGCAGGTGCCGTGGTGCGCGGTGGGGGCCTGGGTCGCGTTCACGGCCCACCGGTAGCCGCAGGCCTCGCAATGGACGAGCCAGCGGTCGATCGTCGTGTAGTTCACGGGCGCGCGCGCCGTTTGAGCAGTCTGTCAAGCCAGCGGACGCGGGCGCGGCTCTCTTTCGGGTCCATGCTCCGCGGTTCGGTGAAGGTGTCTTCTTCCTCCGGGTAGAGGAAGCGCATGCCAGGTATCGACGCTGGGCCGGAGTTCACGATCTCATCAGCCTCCGCGTTCGTCGGCTCAGTAGCACGGTGCGAGCCTAGCGCTATGTCAATGCCGAGCGCGATCGCGCAGCCGTGCAAGTGCTCGACGCTCGCTGCTTGCTTCCCGCAGTAGCCGCAGGAGACGGTACCGGCAAGCTGCGCGGTCAGCTCGTCGATCGTCTCCGCCGTCCCCGCGAGCGGTGGCTCACTGATCGGCTCGCCGACCACGGTCTCCGCGGCGTGCTGCGCTTCGGGGTGGCGCTGGAGCCACTCGGCTGCGATCTGGAGGATGGCCACCATATCGCGGACGGCCAGACGCTCGGTCGCGAGGATCGAACGGCGCACGAGATCGTAGGCCGTCGGGTCCATCGCTACGAGCTCGTCATCGGGTATCGCGACCATGATCTGGTAGCGGTGGTGTAGGTAGTCGCGCTCGACGTCAACTCGCATGCTCACCCACTTTCTCGCGGCCATAAAGTGCCAGACACGCCGCGTCGATCACGCCCCCGTGCGGCTTCGTGAATCGCCCGAGACACGTCGTGTCGAGTTGCGGCAGGCGGTCGCGCACGTAGGCTGCTGCCCGCGCCTTGGGATCGCCAGCCGCGTTCTTGCCGAAGAGCGCCCGATGCCAGACGGACGGCTGCACGCGGACGAGTTCCCAGCCGAGAGCGGCGATCATGCCGAGCAAGATTCCGTAGCTGACGCCGATCGAGAGCGAGGAGGACGCGGCCCCCGGTTGCGCGCGCGGCGATTCGAGAACCACGGTAATCGGCTCGTCTATGGGCAGCTTGGCAGTGATTGCGAAAAACGCGGTGTAGAGGCGGCCATGATCCCATTGCTTGCCACGGCTCGGCGCGGGGATCGTGTAGTCGCGGAACAGCACGGGCTCGGGATAGATCACCATGCCCGGCGTGCCGGCGGGGCGCGCTAGGCGCTGGGCATCGCCCGGGCGGAGGAGCACGGCCGCCCCGTCCATGCCGGGGTCGAGCCCCAGGAGCGCACGGCTCACCGCTTGCTCACGAGATGGCCCAACCCACCGGGGGATACCTGGGCGATCGGGATGCGGAAGAGGATCCGCCGGCAGGTCGCGCACTCGCAGGCAAGCCCCCCGGGCCGGGCCGTGTCGTAGACGATCCGGGTGCCCGCCCGGTGGCAGAGCGGCTCAAGCGCCAGCACGGGCGCAGATTCTGGGGTCGCGGCCTTCATCGCGCATCCTCCTCCGTTTGCAGGATGGCCATGTCGAGTTCGTGGCGGACGGTCCGGAGCGCGTCCTCGAGTCGCGGGTTCAAGAAGCCGGCGTGCTTGGCCTCGGCGTGCGCCTGCTCGACCATGCCCTGAGCATCGGCTAACGCGTCCACCCGCGCCCACGCCCATGTGGTGGCATAGGCGGCCAGCCCGGCGGCCATCTTGGCATCGAGCCACTTGAGGCACGCTGGGGTCACGGCAAGAAGCCGGTCGCTCACAGCTGGTCCCCCGGATCGTCCACCACCACGCCGATGATTGGCTTGCCCGTCGCCTCGAGCGGCGCCATCACCTTGGTCTGAAACTCGGCTGGCGTGAGCGGACTATCCCGCGGTCGGTTCCGGGCTTCCTCGATTAGCCCATCCCGGTTGAGCCCCAGTTCGTGGGTCCAGACAGGCCGCCCCACAAGCTCCTCGATCCGCTTGTGGATCAGATCGAATGGGCGCGAGAGGGGGCGATCCATGAGCGCGGATAGCTCGGCTGCCCGCTCGTCCCCGGTCATGCTCTCGGCCGAGAGGCGAGTCTCGTGCTCCTGGATGCAGGCCGGGCAGAAGTCGGCTTGCTCCCCCCGCTCCGGGTGGAAACCGCAGGTGTAGGCCTTGCGACGGTCAGAAGGGGTTGGCATCGTCGTCGGGCTCCTCTCGGGTGGCTGTTCCACCGGGGACAATATCCGCACTCGGCCCCGGTGTCGCGGATAATTCGACGGTCTGCCGGACGGAGTCGCTCTCCATCCCAGGGGCAGCTAGGTCCACCCCGGCGATCTGGTGGCGGGCCGGGTGGCCAGAATGCGAGGGAGGCCCCAGGACGAGACTTTCCTGCGGCTCCCGTACTTGGCCTGGCGGGAGGGCCTCTGCGCTCAATGGCGCTAGGGATCCGTTCGCAGGCGGTGGCTTCACGGTGGCGGCCATGAGTCCCCAGCCGGCGACCGGCTTGGGTTGCGACTGGCACCCGCAGTCGCACGGAGGGATCTCCGGCAGGAGCTCGCCGCAGTCCGGGCAGATTCGATCGCCACGGGCCTTGGCGCGGTAGTACCGGATCTCGCTCGCGAAGTCGTGCTCAGGCCAGGCATTGGCGTTGGCTTCCAAGTAATCGGCAGCCTGATCGGCCGTGAAGTCGCTGAGAACCCGGCGACCGAAATCGACCCGGAAGGCCCCGAAGCCGGGATCGTCTTTCCATCCCCGCCCGAACGAGTTGGCGAGGAAGTCCTGCTCTCGCATTTCCTCGGCAACGTCTTCCCGGGTCAAGCGTTGGACGTGGACGGTCGGCATGATATGGCGGATCTTCCGGTTGCCGAGGGTGATCGGCCGGGACAGCTGAACGGTGCACTTAGCCACGGCGTTCCTCCCTGCGTTCTGGCGAGCGGCGGGCCTCGGATTCAGCTTCGGCCTTCGCCGAGTAGAGATTGGCTTCCTTCTCGTCGTAGGTGGTTTCGAGGTAGCCCCATGGCTCATCAACCATGCCAGCCGTGGACGATCGCTTGAGCTGACAGAGAGCGTGATAGATAGCCGTATGATTACGGCCCAGCTTCAGCGAGTAGCCCCACCACTTCCCCGCCTCGGCGAAGCCGGCAGCCTTGAGCCAGCTGATAACAGGGCTGGCATTCAAAGCCGCTTCCCGATCCTCCCGGCTCAGGGGGCGAGAGAAATTCTCTGGCCGGACCGAAGGGACGGGAGCCCCAGGGAGGGCGGCTTGCAGCGCCAGACTCATAGGGGAAAAGCCAGCGACCGGTTGAGGCGGGATGGGGGCGGGCACGGGCGGCGGCTCCGGATTCTTGCTCCCTTCGGTCGCAAGGCTAGTCTGTATCTCTCTCTCTATCTGACTCTCTATCTGACTCTGACTCTTAATAGCATCGCGTCGCATTGCGGTCGCATTGCGGTCGCTATGCGGTGGCAATGCGGACGCATAACCAGAACCGCTAGGTTTATCAACGGTTTGCGACCATCGCTCGTTTGCATTGCCGCGCGCGGCGTCACTCCTGCGCCGAGCGTGCGCGCGCTCGCGCTCGATCCGCGCGTTAACGAGTCGCCCCGCGCCACGCTCTGTGAACGATTGCCGGACCACCGGCCAGACCTCCGCGGCGAACCGTTCCTGATCGAATCCAATCAGTCGGGCAAGGATGGTTGGGTCGTCCGGAATGGACCCCTCAAGCCAGCTCTCATCGAGGAGTTCCCGATAGCAGGCACGTTGATCGAAAGTCATTAGGCGCACGGCCGGCGATTGCCGGAAGTCGAGGGCGTGCCATCTGTACCAGGGAAAGACGATCTTCGGGCGGCTACGGCCAATGCGGTTGCGTTTGCGAGGGAGCGTGGTAGGCTCGTCCATGAGCGGCCACTCCTTTTGCTGAAGGGTGAGCCACGGGGGGCGGGATCCTCGCAGGGAGTCCCGCCCTCGCTGCTACATGGCCGCACTATGCCACCGTAACCGCCATCAGGGTAGCTGATTCGCTCCACCGCTTTCCCCCGGCTTATCCACCGACGCTAGCAATCGGTCGGCGATGGCTTCCGGCGTTTCATACCACGTGATGTCTTTGCATGTAGCCCGCCAAAGACCGCCCTCGACGATAACTTTCCCCGTGCGCCCATCATTCACCGCTCGCACGATCAGCTCGCGGGCGCGCTTGCGCCAAACCGCATCGGTTGCGGCCACCGCCACATCGATCGCCATCAGCTCGTCAGCTAGGCTCATGCCACGGGCTCCTTACAGGCCGCCAAAGGCAACCTTGGTTTCGACTTGATCTATGCGCTTATGCAGGTGCTTCAACAGCGCGACCAGCTTAGCGGGGTCACCGCGGACGAGTGCATCGTCGGTCTCGAATTCCTCGATCATCTTCTCGAATAGTTCGCGGTCCATCCAGCTCATGCCACGGGCTCCTCGGTACGGGTGATCTCCTCCGGCTCGACCGCGACGAGCGATGGCCGGATCGTCGGGAACAAGTGCTGGCGGTTCTCGATCAGGGTCAGCACGAGAAGCCGGTATGTCGAGTCCGGCTCATCGCGCACCAGGCGCACGACCCGCTCATTGATCTTGGTCGCGCGGCGCTGGGTTCGCGCTGTCTCTCGCATCAGGGTCACTCCTCCTGGAGTCGGGAACCTCAGTCGTCGGCGCGTCCCTGCGCCGTCCGTCGTCTATCGGCGCGTCCAGGATCGCGCGCGCAATGCTCGGTGCCGCGGCGATGATGGCCGCCACAACTTGAGCGGATCCGTTGCTAAACGCGACCCCGCACCTGAACGCATGGTCGAGTACCGCCTGCATGGACGACCATTGGGCCCCGCACTCATCGCACATGCAGAGATAACTGCGCGGTGCTATGACGCGCACGATCTTCGCCTTGCCGCAGGCTGGGCAATGGAAGTCAAGGAACGGGGCCGCGGCTTCGCGCGCGATCGTGCCGATCAGTGTTTCGATGTCGCCGGGAAGGAATCCCGAGCGCATTCCCAAGCATGGGACGCGCGACACGGCTTCACCTTCGGGACGAAAGGATAGATGGTCGCGTCGCTTCTCACCGCACGCGGAGCAGATGTCGTCCTCGGGGAAGCGACTCATGGTTCCGGCGGAGTCGCGTGCAAGATGGCTAGCGCGGACTCCGGCCACAAGGTGCCCGAATCCCAACCGGGCGTGTCCGTCTGCCAGCGCCAGCATTCCTGATAGCAACCGTCCATCGCCAACTCCGGGATCGCCCAGTTGCTAGCCAAGTAGGGGCTCGCATCCATTACGGGCTCGCCGTCGCGGTAGATGGTGTCGGCGGTCGCACCCCAATCGTCACGCAACCCAGCACTGGCGCGCTTGGGCTTCTGCTCCGCGATCAGTCGCGCGGCCTTGTCCCAGTCAAACACCCGAATAGGATTCCCACGTGCAGCGAGTCCGCGTGCGTAAGCAGCTAAGGTGTCCATTAGAAGGGTACGTCCTCATTGATCGGTGGGATCGGGGTTACGGGCTTCGGATGCGTGGAAGGCTGGGGGGCCGCCTTGGCTCTAGGTGTCGAGCCCATCGCGGGGGGAATCCTGGACTCCCCCTTCGCTACCGTGCTCCCCGCACCCGAGCCAGCGGCGTCCGTTCCGCCAGCGGCCCCCGTCCCACCTACAGGACTCGCAACCCGCGCATACTCCATCAGCACCTGGACCAAGTAATCCCACTTCTCCCGCGTCAATGACTGGATCGCGAAGTCCGTCCCGTACCCGGGCCCGAGCTCGTCTACTAACTCCTGCGGTAGCTTCACGTGCTTCGGCCCCGTGCGCTTGTCACCCTCCCGGTAAATCTGCCCGCCCACCTTGTGGGTTAGGTCATGGAACTGCACGGATTCGAATGGCGTCACGGTGAAGGGCTGTTCCGGCGGAGAGAAGCCCGCGGCCTGCGCTTGGGCTGCCTCTCCGAATCCCGTCGCGTAGGGCTCGTCCTCGTAGGTGGCACCGCCCTCCTCGAGCTCGGCGGCGCGCTGGTTCTGGCCATGCTCGCGGGCGAGGCTCATCACGAAATTGATCTGCTTCTTGGAGATCGAACCGTACCGCTCGAGCTTCCCGGCAATGTCCTGGATCGTCGGGTGCTCGACCTTGAATGCCGCGGCGAGCTCGGGCTTGTCGGCAAGGAAGGCATCGGCTTTGGATTGCCGCGACCGGGACCGCCCGCTGCCGCTCTCTTCAGTGCCGTGGTACTCGGCGCCGACCCCATCCATCTCCTCGCTCGGGGTCGCCTCGTAGCCAGCGAGCACCATGACCCACGAGAACGCGAGCCGACAGGCCTTCCCCGTCGCCCGGGTGGTCGCCATCGAGCGGCGCTGATAGAAGGGCCGATCGTTCCACGGCTCCTCTTCCCCGCACTCGGCCGATGCCCGCGTGAGCACCATGCCATCACTCATCCGCACGAGCTCGACCACGGCGGTATAGATCCCGCCCTTCTCCTCGTTCGAGAGCTCGCGCGCCATGCACCCCATCATCGCCGCGCACGTGGTCCACCCCTCGACCATGACGTGCTTCCGGTTGCCGATCTGCTTGTAGAGCTCCCGGGTCTGGATGATCCCGGCCAGGGCACTCGCCACTTCGGCCGCCTGCTTCACGAGCTGGGCCGGAGAGCCCGCCCGGACAAGGCCAAGCTGTACCGGGAGCGAGCGGGCTACCGCCTCCGAGTACTCCACGACTTCGCCCGTGGTGGGGTCGTAGGGCTCTTCGGGCTGGGGTGTCGGATTCGTAGGTGCGGCCATCGGTGTCACTCCTCGAAGCAGGGGGATGGGACCATGGGGCCATGGGGCCATGGGAGCATGGAGACGGGCTAGGTGGTCGGGGAGGTCCCCGGCCAGCGGCTCCCCCGCGATGAATCGACCGCCGGCCCCTTTCCTGCCCCGACCGAGAAGAGCCTACTAGAACCGGCCACGATTGACAAGCGTTTCCGGGAGCGATCGCACAAGGCCATGCAATTATAAGACATAGGCCGAGCGTTTTCCGTTGCGTTTCCAGCCGGACCCTGCTAGGCTCTGAATCGTGGCAGGGTGCAGCGGGTGCAAGGGCGGAGTGCATGGTCGGTTCTCGTGGCCAGGCGGGCGGAATGACTCAATCCGTTGCGGCACAACAGGATCGGGATAGACGCCTGCCTGGCACGGCCCTCGCAATGGTGTAGGGCTGTGCGCGGCATGGGGTCGCGCCGAGACCGGAGAGACCGATGAGCGAATGGATCGACACCAAGGACCAGGCGGCCCTGATTCGTGCGGCCCTCAAGAAGGCCTTCCCCGGGACCACCTTTCGCGTCCGACTCCAGCGGTACGCGGGCGGCTCGACGGTGTACGTCCGCTGGACCGATGGCCCCACTTATCGCGCCGTGACGGCGATCGCCAACAGCTTCGACGGCCGCCGGTTCGACGGGATGACCGATCACGCCTACGCAGCCGAGCACTACCTGACCCCGGAAGGCGAGAGCATTTTCGCCCGCGAGGTCGGCGGCTACGATAACCATGTGAGCGACGAGCCGATGCCACAGGGTGCGAAGGCTGTCCGCTACTCCGGCAGCGTGTCCTGCGATCGCGAGCTTTCCCCGGACTTCGAGGCCGAGTTGCTCGGCGAGCTGGCGCAGGCGGCCGAGGTCGAGGTCGAGACGCTCACTCGCAACGGCTATGTGCGCGGCGACGTCAAGCTCCCGCTCGCAATCGGCCGCGAGCATGATGAAGAGCTCGCCGGCCAGATCCTCCGGATGTCGAACGCCGAAGAGTACACGGACCGACTCCTTCACCAGCTTGCGGGCTCGCGGGCGCGGGTGGCTCAATGAGCCCCCGCATCCCCGGCCAAGCCGAGCCCGTGTCCGCCATCCCGACCATCACGCTCCCGCTCGCCGATCTCCGGGCGATGGCGCGCCGGACCGATGACGCTGTGACCGCCAGCGCCTACACCCGCGCCCGTGAGAAGGCCAAGCGCGCGGCCGTGTTCGCCGCCGCCGGGATCTCGCTCGAGGATCTCGTCAAGCGCGGGCTCGCGTGCGACGGGTGCGGCGCCAATCTCAAGGCTGGCACGTGTCCCTTCTGTTCGCCGGCCTCCGGCTGGGGGAAGCCATGAGCACCGTGCCCTACATCATCACCGAGCTACACTGGCAGGGGACTCCGGGCGAGCCGCCGACGATCCAGGCCGTGATCCGGATGGACTCGGGGCTCGAGTTCAAGATCGAGGCCGTGCCACCCGTCCAGCCGGGAGAAGCGTGGGGATTCGGCGTAGAAGGCACGTTCGGAACGCGGGCCGAGCTGGTCGCGTGCGAGTATCTACTTGGGCACGCCGCCGAGCTGATCGCCGTTCTGCGCGCGGCAGTCGAGGATGAGTCCGCGCACCTGATTCCGCCGGGGTTGCGGCCGTGACCCGCGCCCGCCTGATCGCCTGGCTCGCCGGCTACTACTGCCGTCGGCGCGGACATCGCTGGATCGAGCATTTCACCGGGTGGCGAAGCATGCTCGCCCGCTGCTGCCCCGACTGCGGGTGCGGCCAGATCAAGATTGCCAACGATGGCGGACACGACAACGCCTATGGGGGCGGGCCATCATGTGAGAGCGGGGAGGATTGCCGGCACGCCGCGATCTACCAGCCGAAGGAGAATGCCGCATGAGACTCGACGTCCGCGACTGTGCCTGCCCCGCCTGCGGCCAGCGCCTTCCGAGCACTGGCGAGTACAAGATGACCGTGCGCGTGAAGCTACGAAATCTCATCATCGCCGCCGTTCTCCTCGCTGGCGCGCTCGTGCTTGCAATCGTCGCCCATGCGAGCCCGCCGATCGGATGGTATTGCGCCGATGTCATGTTCGATGCGAAAACCGGGGCACCGCTCCCCTGGCAACGGTCGCAGGATTGGCTCGCCGCACGTGCGCTCGAAGCGGGCTATAGCGAGATCACGCTCGGCCATCGCCTCATCGTTCTTGACGTGCCACGCGAGGAACGCGCGGCGAAGGTGATATGGACCCGAGCCGCGAGCATAGACACGCTCTGGTTTCGCTCCATGCCCGAGAAGTATTGGGATCCAGGGATGCGATCCTATATCTCGGTCGTCACTGTGCGGGGTAGGGAGGAAGTTCCGGGCTCTGTTCGCATCGTCGATGTGAATGGAGTCGAGCGTTGCATACCATGCAGGAGGAAACGATGAGACGATATCTGATCGTAGCACTCGCGCTGGTCGCTCTCGGTGTCGCACCCGAGATCGCTCGCGCGGCATGCATCAACGTACAGGCGGGCGATTGGGACGATTGCAGCGAGCGCCGTGGGGCTCGTGAGCCCGCGTCCTGGTGTGGTGGCGGTGGTGGTAGTTCTCCCGGTGGTAGCTGGCGGCAACGGCGGGAAGCGGACCTTGAGGATGCGATAGCCAAGATCAAGGCTAGCTTCGCCTCGCTCGTCGCGTTCAAGCCGACCTACGGCGACTAGGAGGTCTCTCCATGGTGCTCTCCCTTCTACTCTGTGACTGCATCCACGAGGTCTTCTGGTTCATCTTCAATTGCTTCTAGTGCGGTACTGATCCGATTGCGAGCGCCGCCGGGTGATCCGGGCTTTAGGGGATTGCTCGTCGAAGCCCGGCGGCGCTCGTACGGCAGCAGGCCCGGAGGTCTCCATCTCTAACGGGCTTGTCCCCGCGTGCGGGTGGCCCCTGCGCGCGGATCCTTTCCCGGAGCGGGCGCCGCTGCATAGATCCGACTGGCTCATCTCCTGACTTGCGTTAGGTGAGTTACGGCGTGATGGTCCACTCCGTAGCCGGCGGATCGGCAGCGGTTGCCCGTGGCCGGGGTGCGGATAATGTGCTAGGATGTCTCTGGGTTTGTGCCGGTGGTGGATGGTGACGGCTACTTCTTGGGGACGTACAACCGTCATCGATTGTTCCCCGGCGCTCTTTTCGCGCGTGGCGCAGGGTGCGGATACTTCTGCTTAAAGGACCGCACTCGTTCGTTCCCGCGCGAGTCTTTTCGCGGTGGCGCACGAATCGGATACTTCTGTTGTGCGGGTTCGAATCCCGTCGGGGATCGCGAAAGCGGTCACCGTCGCCCAACTGGTAGGGCAAGAACGCCTACTCGGCGCCCGGTTCGGTCTGTTCCCCGCGATCCTTTTGCTCGGTGGCGTAGGTGACGGTTACTTCTTCATTCAGGAGGTTCCAGGTGCGAATCCTGGCTGGCTCCTCAGAATGGAGCCGGTAGCTCAATTAGATAGAGCACCTGACTAGTCCGTCATCGCCTCATTCCCCGAGCAAGTCTTGGAGGCCCCATGAAACTCAACGTGGCACCAGCACCGACCCCGCTCGTCACCCATGAGGGCGGGCGCGCCGAGCGGCAGACCCCGGCCATCGAGCTCGAGCGCGCCGTGGCGACTTGCCTCCTCTGGGAGAACACCTTTTACGAGAAGGGATCGGATATCGCCGCCCGTATCTCGGCGCTCGTTCGGAAGGTCACGTTTGCCGAAGCATCGGCCGTGGCGATCCGTGCACGCGACGAGTGGAAGCTCCGCCACGTGCCGCTCTTCCTGGTCGCTGAGATGGCGGCCAAGCGCGCCGAGAATTCTGGACCGATCACGGGTATCGGGATCATCGCGGACACGCTCGCGCACGTGATCCAGCGCCCCGATGAGATGTCTGAATTCCTCGCCATCTACTGGCGCGACGGCAAGCGGCCGCTATCGAAGCAAGTCAAGCTCGGGCTCGCGCGCGCCATGAACAAGTTCACCCCGTATCAGCTCTCGAAGTGGGCGACTGATCGCGAGGTGGGCCGAAAGATCAAGATTCGGGATGCGCTCTTTCTCTCGCACGCCAAGGCCAAGAATCCGGAACAGGATGCGCTATGGAAGCAGCTCATTGAGAAGACGCTCGAACCGGCGGATACCTGGGAAGTGGCGCTATCGGGGGTCAAAGAGACGGCCGAGAAGAGGGCCGCATGGGAGCGCTTGATTCGCGAGCAGAAGCTCGGCGTCATGGCCTTGCTCATGAACCTCCGGAACATGGTGCAGGCGGGCGTTGATCTTGGACTCGTAGGGACGGTACTCCGCCGGCAGGCGCCGGGGTCCAAGGCCCTGCCCTTCCGATTCCTGACGGCCTCGCGGCATGCGCCCGCCCTAGCCGGCGATCTCTCGGACGCCATGCTCTTGGCGCTCGATGGCGAAGCCAAGCTCCCGGGCATGACCTACGTCGTGATCGATGTCTCAGGCTCGATGGATCATCCGTTATCGGCGAAGGGTGAGACGACACGGATCGATGCCGCGGCCGGGCTCGGGATCCTTGTCCGCGAAGTCTGCGAGCGGGCGCGGATCTTCACGTTCTCGGATCAGCTCGTCGAAGTGCCGGCCCATCGCGGGATCCCGCTCCGAGACGCGATCGTCGCGAGCCAGGCGCATCATGGCACCTATCTCGCGGCGGCCCTCCGGGCGCTTCCGCCTGGCCCTTATCGGGTGATTGTCGTCACGGACGAGCAGTCGCAGGACGGCATTATCGCGGTTGAGGGTGGGCGCGGCTACTTGATCAACGTTGCCCCGTACAAGCCTGGCCTTGACACGCTCCATGGCTGGAACCGTATCAACGGGTTCTCGGAGCGCGTGCTCGATTGGATCCGGCTCGATGAGGCATTCGCCCCGATCGCTGGGTAATTTGACGCAGGGGCCGGATCGTGCAGAGCGCGCGTCTCGCAATCGCAGGATGCATCTCTCGGTTACGGCACCAGGCCTGGCACCTGTGCATTCCATCGACTTACGGCCCGCCACGGATTGGCATGGCCCCTGCAATAGCTACTGGCATGCGCGGCGATGGGCGCCGCGAGCGGCCGGGACGATCAAGCCCCGGCAAGAGCCCCCGCACTAGGTAGGCGGGGGAGGAAGGGAAAGCAGGAGCCATGAATGCCACGATCAAGCGCACGGGGGAGCGGTCCTACGTCCTACGCTTCGAGCCTTCGGGCCGAGAGATTGGCGGCCAGAATCGCCAGTCGCTCGAATCCTTCGCCCGCGTCCAGGGTGCCCAGGGCGCGATCACTTTCACCGATGACCGGCGGCCGGAGCTCCATACTGGCCCGCTCGACGTGTGGATCTAGTACCATGAAAACGGCACTACTTTGGATCGCGGGCATCGCGGCCTCGATGATCGCCGGCCGAGTCCTCGGCCTGTACGTTCTCACTCACCTGATCGCGAAGTAAGTTTCGGGGGGCATCCACTCGGCGTTGGGCCCGCAAACACGACGGCCGGTCCCCCCGATTCACCCTCAACTGACCGATGGAGAATCCGATGAGCTACCAGCCAGATGCCACGACCACCGAGCTCTTGACCTGCCATCAGCAATTGCAGGCGGTCTACTACAAGCGTGCCAACGCGCTCAAGCAAGAGCAGATGATCGCCCGCCACATCGCAGCCTTCAACACGGAGATTGAAACGCTGGAGAAGCGCCGCGGCGAGCTCGCCGAGGAAGTCTCCGAGACCGCCGTTCGCATCTTCGGCGTGCGCGGAGAGGCGGTGGGGTCGTGATTTTCCTCTACCCTTACGCCTGGCTTGCAATCGGCGCCCTCATCATCACTCACATTGTCACCAGCGACTAACACGGAGGACCGATGAGCGAGATGATCTACAAGCTCAGGCGATGGAGCGAGCGTGCTCGGGGCATCTGCCAATTCGACGGCTGCGATCGCTCCGCTACCCGCTCGCTGGAATACCAGACGATCGACATGGAGGAGCCGCGCCATTGGTTCCTCTGCGGCCAGCACGCATCGACGGTGAGGATCAAGCCATGATCGATGATCTTCTGCCGACCGTGGCGTTCGCGGCCCTTGCACTCGCGGCCATTATGATCCCGCGTGCCGTCAGGATGCTCGACCGCCCGGCTCCACGGACGATCGGCCCGTGCGAGAAGTGCGGGCGACCCATCCTTGCGCGCGACCTGTACACGGCTCGGCGCCCGAGTTCCGACGCGGACTTCGAGCCGGGCGCCCAGCTCTTGAGCCATCACCGCTGCCCCGTGAGGATGCCGCAATGAGTAACAAGCCCGGCCGCCCGGTAAGTTTTCAGGGGATAGATCTCTGGTTCCTGGAAAACGCAGATGGCACCGGCCCGCTCGCGCCGCTTGAGCATTGCGACGATGAGGGTAACTTCCGGTGGTGGTGTTTTGCTGAGGATTCATTCGCGCATGTGATCGAAGGCGGTATCATTAAGCGGTACGGTCGAGAGATTGGTAGCGTTAGCGATCTCGTCCCGCGAAAGGTCAACCCATGATCGATACCCCATGCTACTGGTACGGCGACCCGGCCGAGCCCCAGGACTGCTACTGCCCGTCCTGTGTCACCGATCAGCTTCTCTCGCAGGAGGACCAGGACGAGCTTGACCGGGGCGAAGCGATCGACGGGACGGCCTGCGTCCGGTGCGATCGGCTGGCGACCGAGGGCCGCTTCACCTACCCGCCCTGCGAGCACTGCGGCCAGCCCGACGTGGAGCGCGCGGTGCTCGATATCACGGACCCGCTCGATCGCGTGGTGTATGCTTGCGAGCCGTGCATCAAGGCGAAGTACAAGCATGCGCCCGAGACCTGGGTGCACGCGGGCTTCATGGTGCGGCGATGAGCCTTGGGAAGTGCGTCATTTGTGGCAACGAGGCCGTGGCCCTGTACCCGCTCTTGCCCGGGAGTCCTGCGTTCTGTAGCAAGCACTACAACCCAAAGGATGCTGGGCCCTACGGCGTGGACTTCTCGCCATCCGACAATATGCCGGATGATATCGGGGGCGATGAGGAGTGGGGATGAGCGAAGCAGCAAAGACTGCAATCGTGGTGGGGCTCGGCTTGTTGCTCGGCGGCGGACTCGGGATCCTGATCATCTGGCTCATCGAGAGAAGTCAGCGATGAGGCACAATCTCGACTCAGTGCTGTGGGTTGGTTGCACTTCTGGTACGGTACTATTCAGCATGATACTCGGCGGCCAGGGTATGCCGCTCTGGCCAAAGCGGATCATCGCGATGTTTGCATGGATCGTGCTCTATTGGGGGATAGCGTGGCTTGGTCGCCATATATCCGGAACGCGCGAGCCATGAGAAACCGCCCATACCAGGCCACGCTCCTGCTACTCGTGGTCGTGTCGCTCGCGGTCGGGTACGCCGTCCTGCGGCTCGGTCAGGGGGCGCGATGACAGCAACCGGCGATAGCGCGAAGAGCCTGGCGGAGCAAATATGGGAAGCATTTGATTATCCGGTGGACGTATCGGATGATGACGTGGAACGGTGCGTTGACATCGCCAATGCCTACTGGGTCGCGCGGTGTCGGAAGTTGATCGTGCGGGCGGTCGAAATAGCAAACGAGCAATGCCGGGAAGCAATGAGTGAGGCGCTTTGGGGACCACCTGAAGCGACGAAGCAATTGACGCCCGAAGCAATCGCCGACTGGCTGTTACAGGAGAAGCCATGAGCGCGACCCCATACGACAAGGCAGTCAATCGGCTGGCTTTGGTGCTCGCTAACGCTATGAGCGACCCAGAACTTCCCCCGCAATACGACTCGCTCGACGAGTGCGCCGATGCAGCTTACTTCACGGAGCTGGCACAACTCGCCATCGATCAAGCCGTGGTGCCGATGGCGATGACGGTCAAGTGGAAACTGCTGCGCGAAGGGGAGATCCCATGGGAGGCCGTGTGCAGTGAAACTGCGTCCAGTTAGAGGCAGGACCATCCTTCTCCCGGACCCAAGCTGCACCTGCCAGGACTGCGGCCAGAAGTACCGTTGCGACTGGATGCTGCCCGATGAGCTTTGGGAAAAGATCCGCGGCAACTTCAACCTGCTGTGTGGTGGGTGCATCGCCGAGCGCGTGGAGTTCGAGTTGAAGACAACCAACAACTGGGCCGCGTACCAGTGCGAGGAGCTGTGAGCAAGCGCCTATCTCGCGAAGCTGCTCTCGTGGAAGTGAAGCGCGCCCAGGCTAAATTGATGGTGGCCCGCGCGCGCTATCGCGCTGCGAGACAACCTCCCCGGATCCGAATCAACGATGACAAGTTGCGGGCTGCCATTGGTGCCAACATCAAAAAGGAACGCGAGTTGCGTGGCATAACGCAGGGGGATCTTGCTCTGGCAATCGGCATTGCGCGGACATCCATCGTAAACATCGAGCAGGGCAAGCAGTCGATCACGATTGCGAGGCTCCTGCAATTTTCTGCCGTGCTTGGGATCACGCCTCTAGGGCTCTTGGACGGCGGAATCGAATGGCAGCGAAAATGAGCCCGATGCTTGAGGCAAGCTCTCGGGCGGGTGTAGGTTATCCATGGGCGGCACGCTCGGGGCCGGCCGGCAACTCATGTCCGGTACGGTGGAAAAGGCGGGAAGCGATCTGCGGGGGTGAGATCCCTGCCACGGTGACGGCCCCTCACCTGCGGGGCCTATCGGCGTGCTCCATCGCGATGATCCGCCTCGAGCCGCCAGAACTTGGGAGGAGCCGATGAGCGACAAGAGTGACGGCTACACCTACTGCGGGTTCTCCTCTTGCGGATGCATCCATGCTGCCGTGGTGGATGAGCCTTCGCGCCCCCGTGACGTGGCGAAGCACGTGGCCGACTTCATCCGGCAAGGGATGCGGATCGAGCGGCTTACCACCCAATCAGTGCGCGAGCACACACGTTGGGGCCATTGCGACAGATGCAGACCTGCCCGCGAACGCGCCAAGCAGCAGATTGAGGCGGCGCTGTGATCATCCTTGCCTTCCTGCTCGGCGGCATCGTGGCGATCGCAAGCGCCGTCGTTTGGCGCGCCCTGCAATGGCTCGAGGACCAGCGCACCCGCCCCCAGCGCTGGACCACCGTGCCCGATCCCCGGCCGCGCGAGCACCCCGAGCCTTCCCACTGCGAGCTGGCCGCCAACGTGTGGGCCATCCATGCCGATCTGGCAGCGAACCAGCCCGAGCTAGCCGCGTCGATGTACAAGTGCAACGCCCAAGTCTTCTCGGCCGCCTTCAAGGTCAATGCCTACGGCCAGCCCCCGCACGGTCCCATGACCCTAGCCCGCCTCTCGCCCCAACGCCTCGCGAGCGACCTCCGCTCCGACTGGCGACCGGAGCGGAATTGATTCTGCCCGCCGATCCGTGCTAACCCTAAGCCGATGACCATTAACGGCACTGATGACCTACCCCTAGGCCAAACGCCCGTGCCCCAGAAGCGGATCGGGGGGCCCCGCCGCCGGGCCGACCGCTCCCTCGAGAAGGCCAGGCTCGTCGAACGCATGGTGCAGATGAAGCTTGCGGGCTTCACCTACATGGAGATCGCCCGCCAGGTGGGCTACAGCTCCAAGCAAGCCTGCCATCGCGCGATCTGGACCTACATCAAGTCGGTACCTATCCCCGCCGTAGACGAGTACCGCGCCCTCGAGAACCAGCGCCTCGACGGCTACCAGCTGCTTGTCTGGGATAAGCTCCGGAAGGCCTCGACGGGGCCCGGCTGGTGGGCTGCCATGGATCGGCTTCTCCGGATCTCCCGCGACCGGCGCCAGTTGAACGGACTCGACTTGGGCCCGGCCCCGATCCTACCCCCAGGCTACGGAGAGCCCGATGCCCAGGATGACGACTCCGCCGAGCGCACTGCCTGGAGAGAGCAGTGGGCCGCCCTCCCCATCGAGAGGCAGCAAGAGCTCTACGATCAAGTCAAACGACTTATGGGCGCTGCGCCGGGAGATCGCCCGCTCTAACGCCGCCTACTTGGGCGACCAGATCCTCGACCTCCACCCGACCGACTTCCACGTCGAGTGGCAGCGCCTCTGCTCCGACCACCGCCGCCTGATCCTCTTCGGCCCGATCGAGCACGGGAAGACCCAGCAGCTCTCGGTCCTCCGCCCCATCTGGGAGCTCGGCCAGAACCCGAATCTCCGGATCGCCTTGATCTCCGAGACCTCGACCCAATCGGTCAAGTGGCTCTCTCGAATCAAAGCCAACATCGAATCGAACGGCCGGCTACGAGCGATCTATCCCCGGCTCCAGCCCGCGATCCGCCGGAACCGTTTCGAGCACTGGCATGAGAACTCGATCCTCGTCCAACGGGATCGCTACTTCTCACTCCGGGAGAAGGACTTCTCGATCGAGGCGCTGGGGGTCGGCGGCGCGATCATGGGTTCCCGGTTCGATATCGCAATACTCGATGACACGGTGACGCGCCGTAATGGACTCACCGCCGCCGGCCGGGAGAACATCTACGACTGGTTGAAAGAGGTCCTGCTTGGCCGCATCACCGAAGACGGCTCGGTCTGGATCACGAACAACGCCTGGCACATTGACGACATGCCCCACCGTCTCGAGCGCGATGAGCCGGGGGTCTGGACCAGTCGCCGCTATGCCGCGGGGGAGGCCAACTGCCGCTGGCCTGAGCGCTGGTCGGACGAACGCCTGGCATCCAAGCGGGAGGAGCTGGGCGACGTCGAGTTTGCCCGGCAGCTCCAGAACATGGCGCTCTCCGACTCGACGGGGCTCCTGCCCTACGAATCGGCCCGCGACTGCCAGCGGCTCTGCCAGGACCCGGACGCGTGGTGGTCTGGCGACTATCCCCAGGATCAATTCCGCTGGGTCACGGCCGGGCTCGATCTAGGCGCCTCCGAAACCAAGGGCTCGAACCTGACCGCGATCGCCGTAGCCGGGGACCACCGGGCCGGGACCAAGCACTTGCTGCACATGCGCTCGGGGCAATGGATGGGGAAGGCGCTCCTGGAGCAGATCGTCCAGGTACAGCGGTCGATGCGGCCCCGGGAATGGCTCGTCGAGACGAACGCTGCCCAGGCCCATATCGCGAGCCTCGCTGCCGATCCCGCGTTGCTTCAGGCCGTAGGGGCGACCCCGGAGGAGGCGCGGTCGATCCGGGTCTTCGGCCAGTACACGGGGGCCGCAGCCAAACGGGGCGAGGAGCACTGGGCGATTCGTGGCATGGGGAAGGACCTGGACGCTAGGCGTTGGCGCTTCCCAAGGCGGCGCGAGGTCGAGGAGCTGATCGGGGATATCAGGCGGTATTCGCTCGTCGATCACACAGGGGACCGATTGATTGCCTTGTGGCTTGCCGATTGCCGGTTGAAGGGGCTCGGGTCAGCGATCCACTTCCAGGCCACCAGCCGCTAGTCGCTCACTTGCCCGGCTCCTCGCCCGCGTCCTTGCAGGGCAAATCTTCTTCCGTGCAGCACACGTTGTATTGATCGTCCTGGTCGCACTCGGGACAAATTGGCGCATCGCACATCAAACAGATATTATCTATCTCCTGCGCCTCGTCCTGAAACGCCGGCCGCTCACACTTGGCCCGCGTCTCAACGCGGAAATGCTGGCAGGTCACTCCCCGCCCTCCTTCATCGCCTCGGCCCAGGGGAGCGGATGCGCAGAGATCATCTCTGCAATCTCGCGGCTCTTAGACTCGTATCCGGACCATGCGGCCATGCCGTAATTGCGCGCTGTCTTGGCTGCATCTTCGCGGACCGCCAGCATTCCCTTCTCCGCGAAGTCGGCGGCGATGCGGGCGCACCGGATGAAGTGCTGGCCGTCTATGTACTCGTCCAGCTTCCCGCCTACAGTCTCGTTGTAAGCGTTCATCAGGGCTTCCGCCAACCACCGCTCCGCCGCCTCTCGCGCGCTGTCGATGGTCATGGCCACCACTTGGGGCGTTCAAACCACATGCACACAGCGCACCACGCGCCAAGCAGTAGCCCGAAGAAGAATCCGAAGGCCAACGCGGCCAACATAATCATTCCCTCCTCGGGGGTCACGGCTTCCCCTCCTCCGCTGCATCCGCTTCGAAGGCGGCGATGTACTCAAGCGCATGGAGAACGTCCTGCGGCACTGAATGGTCGGGTTCGGTAACGATGTAGTCCAGCAAGTTCCGCAGCAGCCCCACCGCCTCGCGCTTGGCCTCGCGCTGGCCCATTCTCATGGCCTCTTCTACGCAAAGCGCCGCTGCTCCGGTGGCGATTTCGTAGCATCGCTGGCACAAGCCACCGTAAAGATCGCTCGGGGGCTCGGCCGCGTGCTTTTTGGGTGTCCCGTAGATGTAGTGGTCATGTTCGGCTGCGCCATCGACTGGCGGAAGTTTGCTCGGGGGCTCGGCCGCTACTGGCGCCGGAGTTGCGACCTCCGACGCGGCTACACCGGGCACCCCGAGCGAAGCATCTACCGCGGCGATCCACTCGCGCAGGTTGTCGTCGGTCAACTTGCCGATTAGCCCATGCTCATCCTGGACGAGCTTGCACCAGTCCAACACCGCGCGCGCTATCGCCAGGTCCCGGGCGGCGCTCATTCCTCCTCCCAAAGGAGCTGGTCGGCGATGATCTCGGCTTCCAATCGCCACTGTTCCGGAAGCCATCCGTCATTCAGCGCGCCGGCCCGGAGCTGCATCTGAACGAGCTCTACGCCGGCCTGCACGATCATCTCCCGGCACTTCTCGCGGTTCCTAGCAGCTTCGAGGCAGCGGGCGCAGTCCTGTGGGTGGCCATGCTCGGACAAGTGCAGCGAGAAGATCATGCCTTGATTATAGCACAGTAGCCCCGTGGCCAGTTTTCCGCTTGCGCCGCATGGGGTGAACGTGCATGGTGCCCGGCATGGACACGCCGAAAGAGATCCCCTGGCTCGTCCACGCGGGCTCAGACGTCAAGGTGCTGGCCTGTCTGGGGGGCGAGGACCTGATCCAGAAGCTCCGGGCCCTCGCCAATCTCGGCCGCCCGTTTACCTTCCAATGGCAGTACGTCGGCGACCAGCCGGCCCCCCGGATCCAGCCCGCAGGCTTGCCCCCGGGGGTGGAGATCGGCCCGATCCCGCGCATCCTCCTGATCGCGATCTCGGACAAGCTGCCCGGCGAGGACACGGCCGGGACCGCCGCAGACGCGGCACGGTCTGGGCTCTCCCTCGTACCAGCACCGCCTGCCAACGGTGACGCGGGAGGACAGGCAACATGATGAGAGTCACGGTTCAGCTCGCGCAGCTGCCCGAGGCGGCGGTGTTCGAGCACGTCCGCTACCTCGAAGTCTCCGAAAACAGCACGCTGACGATCCGCGCTGCGGGGCCGGACAACTCGGAAACGGAAAACAGCTTCGGGCCGAGGATGTGGATCGGGTATCGCTCGGAGCGGGTCGAGGATGTGATGAACGAACGGCTCGCGCGGGCAATCGACGCCGTACCGGTCGGAGCAGAATCCGGGTGATTCTCAGGCACTTAGAGAAGGCCGACTGGGCCCGCGTGCCGACGCTGCCGCGCTTCGACGGCTTTGTCTTCCAATCGGGACAGGAGGACCCCGCCCTGCGCGCGGCCGCCACCGAACTCGCCGCTACCAAGTCCGGCTTCCTCTACGCGCAGGTGCTCACCCGCCCGGATCCTGCATGGGGCAACCCGACGGGCGCCCCCTGGCTCGACGTCGTGAACGCGCTCACCACGCCGTTGAAGACCCCAAGCGGTGTGCAGGCGGTGGCATGGGCCCACGGCCGGCCGTTGATCGACTGGCATGCGCTCGACGGCGGGAAGCTCGACGGGCTCACCGACGCTCTCGTGAACGAAGTCCGCGCCCTCGGCCTAAGTGGCGTGCTCCTGGATCTCTCGTTTGCTCGCCCGCGCGACTGGATGTTTCGGTACGACGGCCCGGCCTACTCGGAGTTCCCGGCGAACTGGTGGCCCTACTGGGAACGCCGGTTCCGGAAGTTCGTCCAGCTGCTCGGCGCCAAGTTCGCGGCCGCTTCCCCCGAGCGACCTTCACCGTTGCGGATCCTACTTGAGGGCGACGAAGTCGTGATTCAGATCGCAGGCAGCGTCGGACGCGCGGGGTTTTACCGCGAGCAGGCGCAGTTGAACTGGGCTGAGGAATTGCACGACTGGGGCGTTTCCGGGGGCGTCGATGTGCTCTCGGTTCTCGCCGATGATACTGAGGCCATGTATGCGCTCGTCGCTGCCAGCCGAACGAGGCCTGAGCACTGGATTGCCTTCACGGGGCACTCGGCAACGGCGGTTGACGAAGCTTACGAGCTTGCGGCCGAAGTTCAGGACGAGCCCCCCATGCCGTCATCTTTTCTGCCAGCGCCGAGTTAAGGAGTAACCCATGGCATGGAAGCCGATCACGCTCGCGCTCTTCTCCGAGTTCCAGCGCTGCCTGCAAGACAAGGGAATCCCGGAGTCGCAGTTCAACGAGATCAGCGATTGCTTTCAGGCGACGTTCAACGAGTCGGTAACACCCCCGCCCGATCCAGGTCCCGACCCGGAGCCTGAGCCCGAGCCCGTTCCCGGAACCTGTCTCGCTGGCTTCCTCGCCGGCAGCGGCTGGTGGGACAAGTTCTGCATCGATGAGCCCCCGAAGTTCAAGAGCGAGAACAACAACGGGGTCGGCGTCATGGGCACGAACGCGAACGGCTACCGCCGATTTGCCACGAGCCCGCAGGCGCGGGGCAAAGCCTCGATCGATGTCTTCTACCGCACGGCCCAGATACCGCAGGACGGGGGTGGCGGACACTTGTTTACGGCGCAGTCGGGCGAGCGCGCGCTCAGCCCGAATTACCTCCAAGGCTGGTTCCGCCCGGACATCATCAGCTCACAGTCGAAGTGGAAGATCCATACCTACAACCTCGACGGCAACGGCAACCGCTGGTATATCCGGAACGGCGGACTCGATGCCGTGGTGGACATCTGGGACACGGGGATCCCTAACGCCGGGGTCGGGAAGTGGATCGCGATTGCGCTCGAATGGGAGCGGCGGGCGGCGGACAAGATGTGGATGCGGTTCACGGCCGACGGCCAATCGCGGGAGAAGATCGTCACGGTGCACTCGCAGACGACCAATCCCTACTCGGTGAGCTGCGGGAACATGGATCATCTCGGCGACTACGGCGGCACCCCGGAGATCGCGTTCCGGAATCTCCGCTGGACCTAGGAGCGGCATGGACCAGACCAAAGACGCCAAGGAAGGGTCGTTCCTTCAACTGGAGCGGGACGTCGGCCATCATCTCGCGAACGTCCATCGCATGAGCGGCGGATCGTGGGATAAGGTCGGCGATCATGTGGTGGCGATGATCGTCGCGACGTGTCACAGGACAGGGCGATCGGTCTCCAAGGACGACATCAGGGCCGAGCTAGAGCACCTCAAGGAATCTCTGCGCCAGCGGTACGGCTCGGACTAGGCGATGTGGGTCGGGATCGGCGCGCTCTTGCTCGTGGGTCTGATCGCGGTCGTGATGTGGTTTTGGGGGAGGCATGGTCCCGATGGGTAGGCCGAGATACGATCCCGAAGCCATCGCCATGAACCGGATCATAGCCGTGCTCGCATCACTTGAGGATGCGGCCTGCGGGCGGGTCGTGCGGCATCTCGCCGAACGCTATGCGGTAGCCGATGCGATCGCCGGGACGACCGTGAGGGCGACGTGGCAGGTTCCGCCAGGCTACAAAGTGCTCTCCATGTTGAGCGACGATGATCAGCTCTTCAGCTATGAGACTGAGCCATGATCCACACGATCAAGGGCTCGAATGAGGACCGGGACAAGATGCTGGCCGCGATCGCCAGCATTCCCGCCTTGGCCGAATCAGGGCCAGGCGCCGTTGACTTCGGCGGTATGACGATCCAGGTACGCCGGGTGTCTGACCTCCATCCGGCGCCCTACAACCCGCGCACGATCGACCCCGAAGCAATGGCCGGGCTTCGGCGCTCGGTCAAGGAGTTCGGGCTCGTAGAACCCATCGTCTGGAACCGTCAGACCTCCCGGGTTGTCGGCGGCCACCAACGCCTGCAAGCGCTCTCAGAGATGGGGGTCCAGGAGACGCCGGTCGTGGTCGTGGACCTCGATGAAACCCGCGAGAAGGCGCTCAACCTGGCCCTCAACAATCCGGCGATCACGGGCGAGTTCACGCCGGACGTGCTTGGGCTCGTGAGCCTCTTGGAAACCGCTCTCCCCCCTGATCTCTTCGCCGAGCTACGCTATGATGAGATCCAGGTTGGGAAGATCGAGCTACCCGATGACGACAGCGGCCAGGATGGCCAGCCTGCCAGCGCCGGGTCGAAGGTCGTGACGTGTCCCAAGTGCGGCCATGTCTTTGAGACGTGAGGAGAACCCACGGATGCCACCCCTACCCGATAGCCTCTCGATCGAGCAGAAGGCCCAGCAGTTCGCGTTCTGGTACGACCTCTTTGCCCGGCTCGGGATCACGCCCATATTCTCCGACAACCCGCCGGCCGTGATCTGGCTGCCGCTCACGGCGGCTACGGGCCCCTCGGAGGTCGCGACCTGCCGGAAGATCGGGCGGGATCTCCTGACCTACGCTGACGCGCAAGAGGCATTGCTCGGCGGCCCCGTGGTGACGGGCACCCTGCCGCCGGCCGCGACGCGCTCCCCGCTTGCTCCTGGGGCCCCGGGAGATGACCGTCTGGCGCGGCTCGAGGCGATGGTGGCGCAGATTGCCCAGGCGTCGGCGGTGAAGGCCGAGCCAGAGCCCTACCAGTACACGACGCCGACCCCGGGGGAGCGGCGCCCCGACCCCGTGGCGGCCAGGTGAGGCCTTCCGAGGACGAGGCCCGGGCGGCTCTCGGGCGCGCGGCCGTAGATCTCGTGGTCGCGATCGAGCAATACCGGAAGGTGAAGCCGGTCGGGGCCTGGACGGACGAGAACGGCGTGACGCGGGATCTAGGCGAGCCGAACGGGGCGAGCAATCCAGCCAGGGATATGCGGCTCGCGCGTGCCTTCATCGTCCAGATAGCCACGCCACGATTCGCGCTAGGGGTGCCGGAGGCGATCGAGCGCCAGGATCAGATCCCGCAAGGATTCACACCGATATGGGGAGGCGAGGCGGCCGTCCAGATCCTAGCCCTGGATCGGGACCGGCTGGGCGCTCCGGTCGAGCCGATGGACCTGGCCGGGCTTCTCGTCCACCCTGGCCCCGGGCCCGCGCCGGGCTGGAGGACGGGACCGTGACCGATCCTCGCGATCAAGGCACGCTCTGCCAGGGTTGCTGCCAGCGCTACCGCGCAGACGTGATGCTGCCCGAGCCGCTTTGGAAAGCCATCCGGGGCAGGCACAATCTCCTTTGCCCGGTGTGCATTGCCTACGCGATTGAACAGCGGCTAGCAGAAGATAATGGCTTCGCTGCCTACGAGGTGCAGGAGGTATGAAGGCGCTGATTGACGTCACGATCGTGCGGGGCTTCCATCAATGGCGTTGGAATATCGAAGTCGATGAGGAAGGGCTGATGGCGAGCAACCCCTACACCACGGCAGTCCTTGAGCATGGTTATCTGAGCGCAGTCGCGATCCCGATGGGGAAATGGGTCTACTCGGATCTCTTTCCGCTCTGGCGCAAAGAGCACGGGCGGGACTAGCCATGATCTCGGGTCAAGGGTTCGAGCATGGCCGATCGCTGGAGCGCGCCCCGATCGACCATGATCGCATCAGGGAGACGGTGCTCCAGATGACGATCCGTGACGTGTCGGCCGAGTGGAAGGCGCGAGCCGGGATCGCGGCCTATCTCGTGGACGCCGGCCCGCAGGAGGCAGATCTATGACACCGCGTGAAGCGGCTGAGCAGCGGCTGGCGGAGACAATGAGGTTCGCCTATAACGACGGCAAGGATTGGCGTCAGTGGATCGCAGCGTGCGCCCGCATCGCGGCGGAGGCAATCTACGCGGCATTAGACGAGCACCACTGCGGCTGCTGTGACTCTGGCGGATGGGACCAAATAGACCCCTGGGACGCCGTGCTCCCCCCAAAGGAGGCAGTCAAGTGATCACCCGAGGGCTCGCCTCCGCGGCGCCCGCGCCCATTACGGCACCCGCCTCGCCGACTTTGCCGCCCATCTCCCTCGCCCCGGCCCCCGGGACGGGACTCGAAGCGCGATCGGTCTCCACCCGCTCGATCGGGACCGAGCAATACTCGACCATCCCCAAGTCCTTCCCGCTGATGGGGCTTCGCTCCCAGGGCACGATCCGGGACGCACATCGCGCGACCCAGGCCGCGCAGTCGAAGGCCGACGCCCCGCCCGGACGCGTCTCCCGCGCCGATCCGAGCCAGTACGAGGAAGCGCTCCTCGGCCAATACGCGACCCCGCCTTTCGATCTCGACCGCCTGACCGACATGCTCTACGAGTCGGACACCTATGACTCGATCATCCGGCAGTTCGCACTCGACGCGTGCTCTGGCTGGTCGCTCATCGACGCCGCCGAAGGGGCCCCCGATACGAGCCCCGGCAATCCCTCGACGGGCGACGATACGGCCGCCAAGGAGCAGCGCCTCATTGCCGAGCGGATGCTCGACCGGATGACCTACGACTTTGATGCGCAGCACGTCTCGCTCACGACCTTCTCCCAGTTCCTGGTCAAGGATCGGAAGGCGACGGGGAACGCGCACAATGAGATCGTGCGCGATGAACAAGGCAAGCCCGCACAGCTGATTCACATCCCATCGCGCTTGATCCGCCGCGGGCTCGACGGCCGGACCTTTCTCCAGCTCGACGAAATGGGCCGGCCCGCGGCCTTCTTCCGCCGCTTCGGGGCAGAGATCCAGCCGATTGATCCCACGATCCTGCAATCCGAAACCCCGTGGGCCTATGTGAGCCGCGAAGAGGCCATGACGATTCAGGGCGCTTTCGGGCCGGGTGAGCTACCGGGTCCAGGGCAGCGGGTCGGCGACTTGAAGCGCGAGCTGACGGACTTCAAGATTTACCACCCGCGCGAGCGCTATTATGGAATCCCGCCGATTGTCTCGGCCTTCAATTCGCTCGTCGGAAACATCTTTGCGAGCAACCGGAACGTGCGCTTCTTCGTGAACCGCGGGATGCCCGATTGGCTCGTGATGATCAAGGCGTCTTCGGCTGCGTTCTCGGATCCCGATACCCGCGAGAACATCATCGACCGGATCCAGAACACGATCGAAGAGCACATGAAATACATGATCGAGGGCGAGGATCATAGAACCCTCACGCTCCGGGTCCCGATCGATGGCTACGATGTGGTCTTCGAGAAGCTCGGCGGGGAGCCCAGCGATCAGGAGTGGTCGGGCTACCAGATCGCGAACCGGGACAACATCATCCATGTGTACGGAATGCAGCCCTCGAAGCTCGGGATCAACGAGACGGCGAGTCTCGGTACGGGCTCCGGGGAATCGCAGGACGAGACCTACAAGCGGTCTCAAATAGACCCCGAGCAAGCGGTGCTCGAAGCCTTCTTCGACCTGATGCTCGACGAGCTCGGGTTCATGGCCGTGGATTTCAAGTACGACGAGATCGACATTCTCGACGAGCAGCGGGAAGTATCGATGCTCGTAGGGGTCGCGTCCACGGGTGCGCTCTCGATCAATGACATTCGCGCTTGGGCCTCGATGATCGTCAAGCATCTGGACTTCCCGCCCGATGATTCCGAGGAAGCGACGATCCCGATCCGGTTGCTGGATCTCCAAACGGCGGGTCTTCTCGCACGTGCGGGTGGAGACGCGGGGAGTGCGATGGCGTTACCGGGTCAGCGCTCGGGGACGTTATCTCGGATTGCCGGCATGTTCGGGCTCGGTGGTGGCGATAGTCGCCAGTCACCGGAGGACGCGTTGACACGGCTACGGCAGGGGACGACACGGGTCAGTGATCGCGTGGCCTCGCGCCGGCCGGAGCTGCCAGCGGGGAACGGTGGGGGAAGCTGATGGCACAGTGCGAGCACGGCCTAGATCCGGGATCTTGCGAGATATGCGGTCCTGGCTGGCGACTGTACGAGGCCAAGCTAGACGCGTCCCGTCGGATGCTTAAGTGGTGTATTAGCGAGGTTCAGTGGCAGGCCGATCAGGATCGGCGAGCCGATACCGGATATGGACTCGGCGTGCGGGGCGTGACGGCATATCTTCTTGAGCAGTTGCGACGGGTGGAATTGGATCATGCATTGCGGTGCCGAATCATTGGCATCGAATGGGTGGATACCGAAAAGGTAAAGGTCGGTGGACCTAATACCTGATCCCCACTTTCGGCGCCAGCTTTGGACTCCGCCCAGTGCCGCACCCGAGCGGCGCGAGCGGACGCTCATGGCACTCTCGTGCCCTAAGTGCAAGCTCAACTTCTCGGCACCCAAGGAATACGCGATGGCGATCTGCCGCGCCGACGAGCCGCCTTTCATCGGCGACGGGCGTGGATGCGGCTGGCTCCTCGGGCTCGAGCCGCCCTATGCTTCGGGGACCCACGGGCGCGCCTTTGCCGTGATCGATATGAAGATCGATCCCGCGTCGGGCAAGCACGATAAGCGGCTCTACGTCGAAGGCTGGCGCCGGATCGTCGAGCATTGGGAGAACCGCGGGCTCGCGAAGCGCGAGGTCGATTCGGAGGGCAAGGTGATTGGCGTACGGATGCCGACCGCCGAAGACTTGCCCAGCGCTCTCGAACAGTCGGAGAATTGATGAACCGCGAAGAGCAGCGGAAATTCCTTCTAACCACCCTAGCGCCGGCCATCATCCAACCCGAAGAGAGGGCCAGGCTCGAGGCCTATGGCAAAGAGCTTGAGCAGACGATGCGTGCCGAGATGGGCGACGAAGAGTTCGAGCGCAAGCTCAATGCGCTTCGGGAAGAGCTGACCGGGCCCAAGCTGTGCCCGCACTGCGGCCAAGCGCTACCGATAGACGCGGAGGACTGATGGAACACGTGAATGGTAAATGGTGCTGCAATCGCTGCGCGCATGAGTCCGCATTGCAAGTGCAGACCATGATCGCATCCTTCGTTGAGGCCCTATACGATGAAAAGAAGATGGGCTACCTAGATCCCAACCCACTATTCCAAAACGCCGTTTGCCTTCAAATAGCGCGCGAGATTAAGGCGCTGACGGTTGATCCCCCCGATGGCTGCGCTCTGGACGGCACCCAATACGAAACGGTGCCGGTCGAGGACGGCAAATAACGTGGCTCGGGGATCGGCGATTGTCGTGTCCACTCGCTCCGCGGCGCGCCGCTTACCCGAGCCGCCCTCTTTGGATTCGCCCCGGCTGCGTCGGCCGACATCCCTTGTCCGGCTGGCACGTGCCCTGCGTCAGGCGTTGAATCGGGACTTCTCGCGCACGGCGGCAGCTGTCACCCAGGTTCTCTCTCGCTCTGGGGCTCTGGAACGGCTCCACCGTGACGCAAGTCAACGTCTGGCGGCCGAGGCGAAACGCGCAAAGGGCCCAGTCGGTCGGGGCGGCCGGCCCCTGGGCCCCGAGCGCACCCATCAGCTGCAAGGGATCTTCGAGCTGGATGAGTTGAAGGCCGTGGGTTCCCTCATGGCCGACGATGAAGACGCCTTCCGATTGGCGATTGGGGAATCGCTGGATGACGCCTACGTCGATATGTTCGAGGTAGGGGGCACGGCCGCGCGTCGGGCGCTGGGCGTACGGGGGGCCTTTCGCCTAGAGAGCCCGGCTGTGGCCGAAGCCCTGGCACAGCGAGCGAACCTCTTGGCCGGGAACGTGGCCGATGACGTCTTCGAGCGGTTGAAGACCGTGCTAGCCGAGGAGTTCTACTTCGCGGGCAAGGGACCGTTTGAGGTCGCACGTGCATTGCGAGGCGAGTTCGACTGGTTGACGAAAGCACGCTCTGAATTGATCGCGCGCACGGAGACGGGTGCGATCGTGAGCGAGGCAAGCTGGATCACGTATTCGGCAAGCGGGGTACCGTTCAAGCGGTGGCTCGCGACTCTCGACGGCAAGGAAAGGGAAGATCACTTCGACGCGCACGGCCAGATCCGCGCAATCGACGAGCCCTACGACGTAGGCGGCGAAAAGCTCATGCATCCACTCGATCCAGCGGGGAGCGCCGCTCAGGTCTGCAATTGCCGCTGCGATGAGATCCCAGTTGTGACGGCAGATCAAGCCTTCTCGGATGCCGACGTTTGGGATGGGAGCAACAATCCCGACCAGTTTGCACGCGAACGGCTCGCCGATCCTGATCGCCCGCCGCGGCAGACGGGACCCGATCCCTCCGCGACCGATGATCTCGACTTCGCCTTCCCGGAGGATGAGTGACGCCGGGTAAGGGCCGCATCTGGGCCGATCGTATGCTCGCCACGGGCCGTTGTGTCCGATGCGGCAAGCCACGCGAGCATTACATGCGCACCTGTGACGCGTGCGCCAAGAAGGACACGGCGCGCAGCCGGAAGCGGACGGGCAGCAAGGTCTGGCGGCCAGGCGGTCCCGGCCGGCCGCCGAAGGTGGTGCGCGATGATGCAGCGAAGGAGAAGCAGCCGTGATGGAGTTCGTAAAATCAGGCGATGCTATATTGGGCTCCAAGATCGTTGCTGGCAATCGGGAGCCGACGGTCGGGCTTCGTTTTGGTCGTTACCGGAAGAAGACGCTGACTTCTGCGTGCAGGATTGATGGTCCATTCGAGACCGAAACGAGTGAAGGCCGTGTGCTGTGCCTTGATGGCTGGCTATGCATTGACGCGCGCGGCTATCCGTATCCGGTCGCGGCGGATGAATTCGCGATCATCTACGAAGCCGTGCCCGAGGGTGGTGAGTGAGTGCGGATTGGCGGACGGAGCCGCGATCGCCTGGAGCGGCAGCGGGCTCGCCTCAAGGCCGAAGGCTATGAGCCCCAGACCCAATCGGACCCCGCCGATCGCCATGTGCAGGTCCGATGCTTCAAGGACGGCGCCATCATTGCCGAGGTGCCGATGGGAATGCGCTACGTGATCATTGCCCCCGATGACACGCTGGAGAATCATCCGGACGCTACAGGGGTAATCTTCATCCAGTGCCGGCGGTGCAAAGAGAAGCGCATTCTGATCCAGCACCCAATCGGGCCGCCCCGCCCCCCCCCGACCA